TCAAAAGGAAAAATCGTGTGAACGTTCATTTTTGTTGGATCGCATCCAACGTGCTGGAAAGATTTGAGGAATGCTTTCATTCTTTTCTGACATTCTTCCCATTCTTTCGAAATGGTGGCAGGGCAAACTTCGGAAAGAGATTGGCCTTCTGTCAGAACAATGCCGTATTTGGCGGAGGGACGATTAAGCTTGGGGTTGAACTCCCAAGTTTTGTTTGCGGACTTGGGGATGTAGTCAATAACTTGACCTTGAAGAAATACCTTGTTTTGAAGTGTTTGAAAGTACATTTTTCCTCCGTGTCTGTTTGGAACAATTTTTGAGCGTGTTGTAAGTATACTCGATGACTGACTTCCTGTCAAGACCTTTTTTCAAAATTCTTTCTATATTAAATTTTAATTTATTTATATTCTTATTACTTTTAAAAATAAAACTTAAAAGATCTGAATAATAATAAATTAAATTATTGTTTATCAAATAATTTTGAATATAATAATCTTGGTATTCATATTCTGTTAAGATCTTTCTTTGAATAGAATAAGATCTATTGATTTTAGTATTTGATTTAGAACAAGATTTAACAATTTGTTCAGATTTAAAGATCAAAGAATATTGCTTTAATATTTTCAAATAAGCTTTGAAAAAAGAATAATACAAAAGTTCAAATTCTTTGTAGCTACCTTCGACAACTTCGAAGTTTTCCTCGAAGTAATCTTTTAATTGTTTATTTTTTAATTGACTTTTTGTTGAAGATAAGTTAAAATCCATAAAAAACCGCCAAGGAACATTTTTGTCATATCTCATACCGGAAAGATAACAAAGACAAACCAATCCACCATACTGCGGGATTCTATAAAAGTTATCAAACTTAAATTCATTGTTATCGTAAGGTGCATTAGCATCTCCGATTTCAAACCCAAGTCCTGAATTTAACATTGAATTACGAAAAGAAAGAATGTAATTTGAATATAAGATCTCAGGGCCTATTCTTTGTTCTTTGAAAAGTGAATAGATTGTTTTTATAAAAAGATCAAAGTTGGAAGCTTGATCTAAGGGTGTTCCCAAGATAAAATCTTCAAACTTATCCAAGATCAGATCAGAAGCAAAATCCAAATAATCTTCTTCTACTTCTTCTGGAAGTTGTGCCCCCTTTTGAATAAGAAAAACTTCTGAGAATAAATCAATTTGGTTTTTGCCTATTGCAAAGTCATATTTTCTTATATCATAAAAATTTTGATATATGTTATAAAGGTCTTTGTTAAGGTAGATCTCTTCGTCATCTGTGAATTTTGGATCAACCAATTGAAAAGAAGATCTTTTTGGGATTATAACTTGTCCTTTTTCGTTTACTTTCCCAAAGTAAAATCCTGTTTTGACAAAATCAAAGCCATCAGGAAGAAGGATTGGAGAGCCTCCTTTGATAAACTTTAGTCTTTCAACAAATGCTTCTTTCAAGGAAGATTGGTTGGACTGGTTTGAAGGAATAACATCGTTTGTATAATTTTCGCTAAGATCTAAATTGATCTTATCAAGATCAAACTTTTCCATTTGATTAGTTCCTTACTTGAGATCTACATCTGGGTATATTTTTTTAAACTGTTCATATAGATATTCTCTATAAGATTCGGCATGGGAGACGACTGATGTTTTTGTGAATATGACTGTTCCTTTATTTTTAACGTTTGAAGCTCTAGCTATCTTGAACACAATATCTGAAATGGCATTTAATTCTGAAAATACATCAGAAGCGGATTGTCCTTTTTGCCGCCCGGCAGAGCCGTATTTTAATCGACCCCCTCTGCCAAAGCCAACCCAAATACATTTCAAACTAGTATTGTAAGCACCCCCTTCAAAAGAGTTTGAAACTTCTGTTATAACAAAATATCCTCCCAAACCTAAATCCAAGGCAATATTAGAGTTTTTAGATATCGAATCCGCATTGATATAAATCATTTGTCCGGGGATAAACGCAGAATTTCCGAACAGTTCTATTTGTGCATTGTAAATTCTTCTAAATGTCTCTAATCTTGTATTTGTGTTTTGGCGAGTTAAATTCACTTCTTCTAAATACTTTTGGTCTGCCTTGGAGAAGTTTATAGTTTTAACCAAACCATTGTCCCTTCCTAGGAAAAAGTGAAAAATTCCAGTTTTAGAATCATTTATAATATTTTGCTGTCTAGATGATAAAAACGAATTCCTAGCGCCAATAATCACATAATGAAATATTGACTTATAGTTTTCATGTATCAACCTCTCTTGATCATATTTCCTAATCATTTTAAGAAAGAAAGAACCACCTAATCTTTTTTCGTCTGTTGGAAGTTCTGATAATTTTTGCTTGCCCATTTGATAGGTAAAGGGGTCTAGATCGCTGTTAATAAAATGCGAACTCACACTTATACTATTTCTAGGAAAAGATTTAAAGTCTGTGTCTTGATTTCGAAAACAACTTGAACCAACACTGGAAACTACTAATTTTGAGACAAAGGAATTGAAAGCTCTTAATAAGCTTAAAGATTTAGATCCTCCATCAACAATTGTGTTTAAAAACCAAGCATTAAAATACTTAACAGAAACTGGGAAATCGTTTAAAGAAACAATAACTTCTTTTGAAGAGCCGTCCCTTTGGTATGACAGCATTCTTATGTTTCCAAAAACAAATCTAGACCTTTCTAAAAAATTGTTTATCTCTGGCTTCTTTGCGATATTGACTTTTGATTTTAAACATACTTCTATAAAAGCATCGAATATTGCACCTAGGGTAGTATATTCGATTGTGTATTTTTGCTTTGAAGCATCGGCATTTTGAATAGATGCTTTAGATATTATTTTATTTAAAGATTTTTTTAACTCTTTCTTGTTTGTTCTTTGTTTACCTTTTGAGATGTTTTTAGATAAGTCTCCCAAATTATCCACTAACCCCTTTATAGCGGAGTTAGATGAGTAGCTTGGCACCAATACAGATTCTTCTTGCTTTAAAGAGCTTAAATAATATTTATAAGATCTTTTATTTAAAAGTTTTTTGATATCCTCTTTTTCAAAAAACTGCTTAAGATCGCTCAATCCTATAACGTGAGCAAGCTCTTGTGTTTTAATAGTGATCTGTTTAACACCAGATTGTAGGCCTTTCTCACTAGCTGGAGCGCCTTTCTTTGTTGAGCCGGCAATTTTTTTTAACTTATATATCTCTTGATTAATTAATTTTAAAGTGTCAATTTTTGCTGATAAATTAATTGCTAAATCAGCATTCACAACTGTCTCCATTTTATTTAAAACTTTTTGATACCGTCTATATTTGTCTTCTGCCTCTTTTACCGCAGACTGCTTCCACCACCACGAAGACAAAGTTTTTGGAGGAGGAAATTTCCTATATGCTTTTAGAATTGTCTGGGCAATGCTTTTAACTTTTGCGTTATATGCTTTTTTCTCATTTTCTTTTATATATTCTGACTGGACTTGTTGGTACTTGGAAGGGCCAAGGTCATTAAACAATAAAATCTTTGCCAGCCTCTCTTCCATATAACCAATGTATCTAATTGTCATATAGATCGTACCAGTTTGATCAAATTCAATGTCTTGTGTTGTAAATTTTAAATTCAACACTTTGTTGGACATTTTAATCGCGTTTATTATTTTTTCATATCTTTGCTTACTTCCAACAATTGTTTGAAAGTTTTTATCTGGCACTTCGTATCCAACCGACAAAAGAACGTCATATTGAAAATCATCACTTCTTTTAAAGTCTGGTATCAAATCTAAATAATTTGGTGCATTTGTTCCGGGTGCGCCATTCGAAAGTAGGGTTTCGATTGAAGAAAAGAAAAACTTAATTTCAACATCGACTTGTCGTTCTGCCTCAACTGGGTTTTTTCCCATCAACCGCCAGTTGCAGCTAACAATCCCTGCTTCCTGCACACGGTCTCTTTTTCCAGTTATAATATTGTTGATATCTTCATTATTTTGAAAATTTTCAAATTTAAATTCTAGAATTTCATCAGATGATTTTAGTTTTTTCAATCTTTTTTTGTTTTTGTTTATTTCATCTTTTCTTTCTTTTGTGTCCATCTTCAACTGTCTGTCATAAAATTTCTTTGTAGCTTTATCGCCCCTTTGTATTATTTTTGATTTCTTATATTCACTAGCTTGTTGCTTGTTTTTATTTTGTAAGTTTTTAATATTTGAATTAGTTTTTTGTATCGCTGCTTCTTTTGCACTTTGTACTCTAAAAAGCCTTATCCTTGGAGCCAGATAAGAAATCTCCTCTTCATCTAGATCCATAAACTCTTGCATACCAGAGCCTACAAAAGTTGTTCCTATTGTTTCCTCCACAATGTCTGGACGAGTTCCCAAGGAAAAATGGTGCTTGTTTTCACAAGCATATAAGTTTAAATTTGCTTGTATTTTTTGGCGAGTTATATCATTCTCCGTTAATGATATAACATTACCAGCCAAGAGGCATTGTTCTGCTCTGTGAATTCTGGAAGAAAGTTTATTTTTATTGATTTTTTTATCGTCTGCCATTTTTAAAACCCATACTGTTCAATTAAAAAGTCAATTTCAACTGGAACTAATATTTTGTCACCTGCTTTGAAATGAAATTCAGTTGGTTTATTGTTGAAGAGTGGGATGATCCACCAATAGTCAACATCTCCATAATAAAGATCTGCCAATTTATAAAACTTGTCCCCTCTTTTCCATTCGTGCTCATAATAAGAAAGAAGACTTTCAACACTTTCTGGAATGGGATTGAAGCGTAGATTTGAAGAGAATTCAATTGCTTCCATATTTCTTCTTTCGCTGACTTGTTTAAACATATCAAACTTTGTTACAAGAAAGTTTCCTCTTCCTAACTCTTTGTTCCTTGGCATTAGTTTTTCAACCTCTTGATATCTCTTTGGGCTCCGTATGGGAAATGTTGGAACCTTCTACTTTTATTTTTAAACTTCCTGTTTACTTTCTTACCTTTTGTTTCAACTGAATACCTATCAGATTCTCCAAGATCGTGATTGTGAATTACTGTATAAGTGGTTGCCAGTGAAATTTTTGTTGGCAAAACAGCAACACCACAATTTATAGAGCGAATAAGAGAACCTTCATCGTGAATGTGATTATCAACAGTCAAAGAGCCCGGAGCAACAATGATACCGTGTGTTTTTGCTGTTCCGTGAGTGTATCCAAACTTTATAAGATTGGATTTTCGTACAGATTCTGCACCAAGATACGATTCTGCACCAAGATACAAGCTTGATAGTAATTTTTGTTTAATATCTTCAAACGGAGTACTTCCGCCTGCCTCTCTAGATGGGCCAACTCCAACAGAGTTTAGATCGCGCTTGGTGTCCAACTCTTCTTCCACCTTTTGGAAAGAAGATCTGGAAGAATCTGCAATAAGGTTGATAAACTTCATTTTCAAAAGCGGAGGTGCGCCAACAACTGAAACAGAGTAACTTGATTTCCCACTTCCGTATACATACTCATTGTAGCGAGGATACATCATTTGAATGTATTTTTGAACTCTTTGAAGGTTTGTGTATGCCTCTGCTTCTGTTTCTGCTACAACATCCCATCCTAAAGAGATTGTTCTTTTAGTTCCTTTGTAGATTGTAATTGGATCTAATCGTCCATACACATCAACAGGATCAAAAGAAGTGTCATAAGTTTCATTATAGTTTGTTATATAAGCTTTAAACTTGATTGATTTGTTTGTTGGAATATGATAAAACTCTAAGTATATACCATTATTAGAGAAGACATCTGTTCCACCTGTTCTTAACCCATCTTTAAATTCTTTTGCCACTTCTCTACTCCTTTATCGACCATACCCCTTGATTGCATTGATCGCTTTTGTGTTTTTAGCAACTTCCTTAACAAATTTTTCAAGTTTCTTTTCCATATCACGCCGACTTTTAGGAATATTGTCAAAATCAACTGTGAATGTGTAATCTAAATCGCCTTCTATTTTGATCTTGTTTAAGTTAATTTTTAATGTATCAGCACCTCTAGTGTTGATTTCTTTGACAAGTTTCGCAATATTGGCTAATTTTTTTATACTCTTTTCAGCGCTTACACCTTCAAGTGATTTGAGCCCCTCACCTAGGGATGAAATTCCTCCTCCAAGTGCATACAACGCACCACTCAAGGCCCAAAAAGCGGCTACTACTACTGCAAAGGCAATGGCCCCCATCCCTAGAGATCCCGTGGTCAAGAATTTCCCCAATAAAAATATAGTACCCGTAATCACGGTCAGTCCAGCGGCTGCTTTGCCCATTGCCTCCCATGAAATAGTTTCCAATGATTTTAGTCCTTCACTAAGTTTTTTAAAGCCAGTGCCCAAAGCAGGCATGATTGTAGTGCCTAAGAAGTACAAAGCAGCGCCAGCAACTACCAACCCTAATACAACAATCCCTAGAGATTTTAAAAGCCCTACACCACCTGCGGCTGCTGCTGCTCCACCACCTACGCCCCCAAAGATCCCCATAAGGCCAACTACCTTACTAATACCCATCAAAGCTAATTTGATGGCCACCAAGGAAATAACCAGTATCCCTAAGCTAGCAGCGAAAGCACGACCTGATTGATCTGCTTTTTTAAACTTTTCCATGAACTCTGCTAGGTATTTAGCCGTCTTTGAAAGAAAATCAATAACCGGTTTGAAGGCAAATGCCAAGTTTTGCATTGCCATTTGGAACTGTTCTGAAACTTTTTGCGTTGCTCTTATTCTCTCTTTCATTTGTTCGGCTGAAAGGCCAAACTTTTCACCTTGCTTTGTTAACCTTTCCAATTCTTCTGCTTCTTTTTCCTGCTCTGTTCTCAAAAGCTTTTGTGCGTCTGTAACAGAAGAAACCCCTAACGCCTGTGCCATAAACTTCTTTTCAAAACGAGAAAGATCTTGGAATCTCTTACCTGAAAGGGCCATACCTTGACGGATAATATCAACTCTCTCGGACTCCGATGCTTTTAAAAGCTCCAGAGAATTGAAATAGTTCCCACCTAAAGCAGCATTCAACTTTCCAACGGCAGAGGCAGCACCTTCAAATGTATCAAATTGCTCTGAAAATGCTCTTAATTTTGACAATTCCAAGCCTGTCTTCTTTGATTGGATTGCCAACTCTTTGAAAACTTGAATTGCTTTTCCTTTTGTATGAGCAGCCAAAGATTCCATTGCTGGTCCGAAGTCGGCATCCATCATTTTTTTGAACTTAGGCCCCAACGCAGAACCCAGCCCAAGCAATTCTTTTTGGGTTTCCATTGCCTGATCTTGGGTCATACCCAAACCTTGAACTCCCATCTCCAAGTTTTTCAAAAAGTTGTCCATACCGAGCCGGCCCATTTGACCAGCTAATAGACCAATTTCTTTTCTTGTGCTAGCATTCAAGGAGCCAAAAGAAGTAAGTTCGGCAGCAGCATCATTGAATGATTTTCCAAATTCTTCCATTGTTACGCCATACAAAGATGCTTGGTTCATTCCATCTGCTAATTCTTGATTATACCTAGACAAACCACCAGTTAATTTTGCAAGGGCTGCTCTTTGTTCGTCGTAAGTCTTTGTTGCTGCAATACTTAGGTTGATAAGATAGTTTAAAGCTTTCCCCAATGCCGCATATGGGTTTTTAAGTGTTTTCATTACACTTTCTAACTTTGTGTAGACATCTATCTGTTTTAAAGTTGTTTTAAAGTTTCTTTCTTTTGATTCTTGTAAAGCTTCTTCTGACTTTTTAAGTTTTTCGTTGGCTTCTTCTAACTCTTCTTCAAGTTCAACAATCTCTCTAAGTATTTCTGCTTTTTCTTTGGCATCATCCTTCATGTCCGCTTGCAGCTTACGATCTTGTATATCATTTTCTATTCTTTGAGTTTCAATTTTTAATAGTTTGTTCTGCACTTCTACGGTTTGTTTACTTTGGTTGAGCCTTTCCTCCCTAACTTTCAAAAGTTCTCTTTCTGATGCGATCACTCTTTGTAGATCTGCTTGAATTTTTGTAAAATCTTGATCTGCCATTTGACAAAGTTCCTTAAATTAGTCATTTCTATAGACCACACAATAAATAGATGGGAAGTAAGATTATTTAGATTTGTAGGCTTTTTCGATCTGTTCGTTCTGACGTTCGATCTCTTCATTCAATCTTTGAAGAAACCATCTTCTGAGGGTGATAGGTAGGTTGTAAAGTTCAAAAAGAGACCATCCACCGTGGTACTTCAAGAGAAACATCTCTTCGTATACGTGCTGGATGTATTCATCACTTAGGCCAAAAAAAGTCAACAGTGAGAGGCACCTCAATGACCTCTAAGTGTTCGCATTCCCTGCATTCAAATTCTGTGGCCATTTGAACATCTGGTGCTAATTTATCATAAACCTTTCTCAAGAACCTTGCATCCGATGCTGGCATATGATCAACAAAGAACTCAATCTTTTTCTTGTCTTCGTCACCGTTGAGGGCAACGATTGTTTCTTTTAACTGATCTGTTAGAGTTGTGTTTTTCTTTTTCTTCGAATTAAAGTCAAAGTTTTTCAAGATCTTCTTTTCTTCTTTACCTGTCAAAAGCTTTACTTCACAAGTGTACTTAACCAAAGGAAGCTGAACAAGAAAAGTGCCTCTTTCTGTTTTTTGAGCCTCTTCCAACTCTTCGCTTTCTTTTGTTTGAAGACATTCTTCAATGTCATATTCTTTCTTTTCTTTTGCACCGCAACTAGGGCATGTAATTTCAACTTCATAGTCTGAGCCGTACCCTGCAACTCTGGCATTCAAAAGAATAGCATTCTTGTCTCCAACAAGAAGATCATCAACCCTTAATCTTTTATCAACCAAAAGGGATTGAATCAAGCGATCCAAAACCACTTTCTTTTTGATCAAATCAGGGTTTGTCAAAAGGTCTTCATCTTTAGCTGTCATCATTCTGATTTCAACTGCGTCTAAGCCATGGAGAGGGTGCCCTTCCAAATAAAACTCTCCCTTTGAAGGGAGTTCAACAAACATTGTAGGAAGGACAAAGGAAAATTGATTTTCTGCAAAGGCAGGAGCCGGCGCTTCGCTAGTAGGATGAGCGCCAAGCCGTTCTGAATTGTTTCTTAAAGACATTAATCACCTCATAAGTCTATTTTATTTTAAACGTCCGGGAGACGGTCGCCACTCAAAGTTCTTGCGCGACCTGCTTGCCGGTCTGCATCCGAAGTGAGACCGCCGTAAGATTGGTCAAGAACACCCCTAAGTCCCGGCTGAATTTCTGCCCAGTCGTAGCGAATGTCGATATTGGGCATAACAAAATCTTCTGCATCGTAGGAGAATTCACCACCAAAGTTAACTTTTGTGATAAAAGGATTGTGGAATGTGTAAGTTTCCAAAACGCGATTCTCTGCGTCCAGTTGGAAAACCTCCAAGTTACTCATAGCAACTACTGCTTTCCCCTTAGTAAGACCAACGGTAGCATCGGGCAGACTTTTTGGGTAAATATAGCCCGCAGCATAAATTGCGTTCTGAAGGAACAAGGCAGCGTTTTGAACATCTCCATCGTCTGCATAGTCTTTTGCAATATCCATAAACTCAATGTTAACAATATTCCACTGTTGGGTTCCAACGGGAAAATGAAACTCATGACCCAAGATCTTGTGCTGTTTGTCCGGCATTGTAAGTTCGGGTCGGGTAATTTTCCTCAACAGGTAAGGATAAAGAACCCTACCGTTTCCAACCTCTGCGACAAACTTGAATTGCCGCTTCGGTTGGATTGTGCTTTGGTGCCAAAATCTATTCTTTGTTCTAGCCATTTATTCATATTCTCCTACTTTTATTATTAACTAGTTCTTTTATATTATTCTGGAAACTCTGCACCAGTGTTTGTGATAATGAAGTCCAGAGCAATAAACTCAATCGCTCTTGCTGGTTTAATGAAAAGCTTTGCATAAAGAATGTTTTGGTCAACAAGGTCAGGTGTGGTGGTTGTGTTGTCCAAGACAAATCTGTAATCTACCAGACCCAATCCATCTTTCACTCCTTCCAGAACTTCGTTTGCTCTTCTAGAGAAGTCAGACCACGTTGCTTGAACGTTTTGCTCGAAAAGAACAGTTTTTGCAATTGCCGAAATTCTTCGCTTCAGGAAGATAAGCAGTCGTCGAACATTAATCCTATCCAATGCCGACCTTTCCAGTTGAAGGGTTTTCTGTCCGAAGACCACGATACCTTCTGCGGGGAAGTTAGCAATGGGGTTAATTCCGTTATCGTAAAGGTCATCTCTCTCAGAAGAAGTCAATCTATCTTTCACGTTGACAACGGTCACACCAGCCAGACCGGAGGAAAGACCACCTCGGTTGAACCCTGCCGGAGCAAACCAAACATCAGAAGTTTGTTTAACTCGCCCAAACACGCCAAGCATCGCAACGGAGGGGGGAACAGTAACAGTTGCGTCATTTCTTGCATCAACAATATCAACCCAAGGATAGAACGTGCAAGCATAAGAGTGATTGACCTGTGCCAAGTCGCCCCGTCTGTGGTTGATTGCACCAGAAACAGTTCCTCTTTTCGCGTTTGTTCCAACCTCGGAAGGTTTGAGAACTTCAAGCGGTCGATATTGAGAATCCAAATCAAGAACTGCAAGCATATCGCCTCTTTCACGAGCATAATCAGCCAGTTGAACGTTCAAGTTGGGTTCCATCAGGCCGGGAACTGCTGCAACATCTGCGTCCAAGAACTCAGGATCTTTGAACATTTTGATAGCCGTGAGGACGGAGTACCAAGCATAGTTTGTTCGGCCATCATTTGCAGCGCCACCGTCCAATTCATCGATGGAGAAAGGATCTTTTTGTTTGATGTCCAGACCATCAAAACCACCGTGGAGAGGCATCGTAAACTTATTATAACCAGCGTCCAAAACAATCTTCCAACCTTCGGAAGTGTTGCTGTAAAGGCGCGTCCAAGAGGCTGCTGCAACGTTGGCTCCCTGCGGCTTGTAGTAAATACCAGTAGCAGAAATAGAAGAGCCGCCTGTGCGGTTTGTATTAGCGTACACAGCATCATCTTGCCACCCTTTTGCAGAAGAAGAAGCTTGTCGAACGTCATCCAAAGAGAATGCGAAAGTGTGAACAGTTCCAGTACCTTTTTCCCAAGGATCAATTCCGGCTCCAGTTTTGCCTTCCAGTGGATAAGTAAGGTCCAAATAAGCTCTGGAGTAGTAACGACCGGTATCTTCGCGTGTCGTTCGAACACCAAAGTAAGCCCCTCTCGCCAATCCGCGAGTAGCGTTAGAGGCAGTAACACGAAGAAGATAATCAGGCCACTCTAGGGAACCAGTAAACGCTTGGTTTTCGCCGGCGTTGTTTGACACAATGCAATCTACATCTCCAGTCGCGTTAATGTCATACGCCACTGAAGAGGAAGCGTAAGAACCGGACCAGTTAAGATATCCGGTCGCAGGATCAAGAGCGCCAGAACAAATTTGAAACTTCTGTCGTCGAGCCGGCCCCAAGAAGCCAAACGGAACCAGTTCAGGATTTGCGTTACCTGCCTTTACGGCTGGGTGCATTTCAACTCGAATATAGCGAGACCGGTTTGGAAATTCACCAACAACATCAAATTTATCAGTTGTCTGATCCAGCTTAAGATATTGATCTCCAATTCTTCTAGCAACATAATCAGAAGAACGAGGATTGAGATTGAGGTTATCAAATGCTTCCAAGATTTCTGGAGCATCATCACGATCAGAAACCCCGCGAACCTGAACACTAAAAGTAGGATAAGGATCTGCTGCGGAATCCACTTTAGTATATCGAATATTTGAGATAGAAACTTTAAGGTTTTTCGAAGCCCAGCTTCCCTCGGTCAGGCCAACAAGTCTGAACAATCTCTGGGGAGGGTTATCAATCGGGTCAAAAGAGCCGGCTGCTCCCAAGTCTTGCGAGAATACATATCCAGTCTTTGCAGCTTGTGCGGGATAACGATAATCAGCTTTGTTGTTTTCGGTTTCTTTATCCAGCGCTGTGATGAAAGCAAGAGTGTCTGAATTAGAATCTGCATCAGCCAATTTCTTGATGTTGTCTTCAAAGGTCTCACCAACCCAGAAAAGCTCTCTTTTATCATTCAAAGCAGAGTTACAAGCAACTGGGCTTGTGTTCATTGCTTTACGGATAAAGTTTGCCTTATCCGGGTTCAAAGAGATTTTATATTGTTTTTTCTGAACTTCATCATATCCAGCAGCGATAGAAGATGTAAAATACAAATCAATGTCTGCTGTGCTCATTTTGCCCGTAAACTTACCCAAAAAGTGAGTTGCAGCATCTGAACCTTGTCCGACAGCCAATCCGGCCTTTTCATCAATGTAGAAAACAGCAGCAAGAGAGCCTGTTCCGTGCTCACCGCTAGAAGCTGAAGGTAACAGCCAAAGGCCATAAGCACCGCCGTTGGCTGCTAAGTCAGAATCAGGTGTAATATCAGTTGTTTTCCAACCAGCATAGCCGGCCTCTGATGCTTGTGGGTGTTGGTATCCGCCCAATCGGATAAAAGTAACAGGAGCAGCGTTTCTCAAGTAAGCAACAGCAGCGTGTGCTCCATAGTGGGGGGAAGTTGTGTTTTCATCTCGCCATCCGTCCCCTGCTGAAACTCCTCCAGCAGCAGGAACGCCAAAAACTCGAATAAACTCATCAACAGAACTAACAACAACCGGTTTCATCAGAGGCCCTTGCTGGGAACGCCCAACAATAACAGGACCAACATTGGAAAGGATTGGCTCGTCAATGAAGCTTTGATCGATCTCTTCAATTCGAATTCCGGGGGATCTAAATCTAAAATTCTTAGCGGACATTCAATAATCTCCTATACATCAAATATCATTTTTCTTATAATAAATAGGTTGATCAGGCTCAAAAAGAATTATTCTCCAAAGTTTCTATAATCTTTTACAGGATCAGTTCGATCATTCTTTTCACCTAAACTAGATTTCTCTCTCATAAACCTAACTTGAACTGGGTTTTCTCTTTCAACCAAGAAAGGCTTCGATTGGTTGTCGCCTTCGCCAACAAGGTAAGCAAAGACATTTATATTTACTTTTGCTTCGTATGTTCTTTCTTCCGAGCCCATATTCTCAACATTGTTTGCAATTCCAAAGTCATCTTGGATAAAAGCTTCATAAAAGTGCCCATTCCTAGAAAGAGGGAAATAGTTAATTCCACCAACATTGGAAATAAATGGATTAATCATTTGGTTCATTTGCTGTTGGAACTGAGCTTTAATGCTAATCTGATAATTTGCTTCAATGTAAACCGGGAGCGGAATAGAAATTGTTTTAAAAACATCTTTTTCTTCTCTTTTCTTTGGAAGAACAAAGTTGATTTGTCTTATTCCGGGGTCTTTAAAAGCGTCAGCGTTTGCAAAGTTTGCTGTTTTGTTTTGATTTAGTTTCTTTGTGATCTTTACTGCTCCGCCTCTATAGTCGTTGATCTCCGGCATTGGAGCAAAAAAGACACCGCGTTTATTCCTAGGTTTTGTAACGCTTGTTCTAGCAATTGTCATGATAGGGTAGATCAATCCACCTTCGGAATCGCGCAATTCTTTGTCGTTCTTGGATTGAAAAGATCTTTCAGCGGAAGTCCAAATAACTGGAACTTTTTCAAAGCCTTTGTTTGTTTCTATGGAAATATTAAGGTGCTCATCAACCCACTCAAAAACAGAGAAGTCAATGTTTTCCAAGTTTGAAGGCTGAAGATAAACAACTTCTCCATTTTCTAGTTTTTCATCTCTTTTTTTATTGTGCATTGAAAGTTCCTTCTCTTGCTCGGATACATTCTGCCATTATCTCAAAAGACTTGTCTCCTCGTCCAAACAGCCACTTGGGTTCTGTTAAGGTGACAATTTCATAAAAAAGATCTGCATAAAGAACAAAATCCCCTTCCCTAACAAAAAGATTTTGATCTTCTGTTAATCTTCTTTTGTGAAAGTTGATTGAGATCTTCTGCAAGCGATCAATTCCGTATCCTGTGTTGTTTGTTGCCTGTGAGTCCCACTTAACCATTGCGTGAACCCTGACAGGAGGGAGAAAGGTTTTTTCCATAGACTCTCCATAAAGAGGATGGAAGTTTGTCAACTCCAAATCAATAGGATAATAAAGGATAGTTTGCCCAATAACACGCTCGATCAGTTCATCGTTAACTTGCTTGACCAGATCTCTTTCCTTCTGGTTCAAGAACATTGGAGGAGGCGGAGCGTCTGGCTGTGACCATTTGTTATTTGTTGACATTTGTTACTTCCTTATCCCATCAAAATGTAATTTGGAGCAGACGTGAAAACCTTTTGCGCATTCTCTGTCATTTGAGCATCTGATTCAATTAATTTTGGATAAGTCATCTCATCCAAAATTGTTTTTAATTCTTCTCTTAATTTATCTTGCTCTTCTTTGCCTTGTGAAAGCAATTCAGAATGGTTAAGAGTAACAGATTCACCCGGAATTGGAAGAGTGCTGAATTTTCCTCGGATCTGTCCCAACATTTCTTTTGAAAGAGCCAAAGCAAACCTTCTGATCCACTGCTTTCCGATCGAGTTGATGCTTTCAAATGGAATGTTCGCAAAAGGAAGGGTGTTCATATTGTTGACACCATCAACACCAGAGGGGCGATCAGCATCGTCTTCCCAAGGATTTGAATCCACTGTAAACTCAAACCACATCTTTTTATTGTTCAAAAGAGAAGGTGGAATTGGGAAAATCCTAATCTTGTTGTTTCTAATCTCATAAGAATATTGAGACGTTCTGGTTCTAATTGCATCTTCATACTCGGCTGCTTGAGCTTTGTTTTGCCAAACTGGTACCAATTGGAAAGTAGAATCGTCTGCAAACTGCCCATAGGTGCTCAAGTTACCAGTTGCGCCCAAGCCGCCATAATACCCATAAAACCGCCAGATCGCTCTAGGAGAAAGATAATAAACTCTTCTGATCATGATTCTTTTGTTTTCATAATCAATTGTCGCCGGCAGTGAACCGGATGCAACAGAAGAAGAGATTGCGGAAATCAGATCATAATCCTGTACATCATCTTGCAAAGTAAAAGAAGAGGAATAAAAGTTTTGAGTGCCACCAACAGTTGCTTCTGTGGCTGCTGCATCTCCAAACCTTCTAGCATAACCATAAGAGAATTTTGTGTACTTTAAAGCCACGTTTCCGCCGCTTAAAGACGAAGAAAGGGTTCCTGCCTTGTATTCCCCCAAATGATCAAAAGAAGCCGTTGTAGCCCCCAAAGAATCGCCCAGAGAGTTCTTTGCTTGGTGGATGTTGACAAGGTAAGAATATTCTAAAGTTGCTTCTTCATAAGCAGTATAGATTTGTTTTTCTGATAATTCAATTTCAAGAAGATCACCACCCAACTTACGGTAAGTGTAGTTAACCTGATCTGCCGCTCCGGAAAGAAAGTCATTGGAATTAAGATAGACCCCAAAAGGAACTGATGTGCTTGTTACATTTGCAACAGACCCAGTTTCAGGTAAGATATTTTTGCTTGTTTGACTGACAGGTGTTAATGTGGGGATAGCCATTCATTAGATCTCCCGATTTATAAGGTTTTCTAATAAATAGTTGAAGACAAAAGAAAACCCCCAACCTGAAAGGAAGGGGGTTTCAATAAAAGGAGGGTTGTAATTTTAACCTAAATTAAAATTATGCTCCGCTTTCGCCGTTAAGTCCGCGACAAACAACCAGACCGTACATATCGGGTCGGACCATTTTCTTGGCGTAACGGGTCATGACACCCTTTCGGGGCACGAAGTCTTCGACACCAAAGATGGTCGGGGTCACTTGCAGGGGCACATAAGGTGCGTACACATAACCGCTTTCAAGGAAGCTGGAACCTTTACGACCAACAAGAATCACGTTCTTGAGGAAGTAGGGGTCAACGTAAACGTCAAACTTCTTGGAAAGGTTGCCAGTCTTGACAGCACCAATGTCGCCTTTGGCAACATCAGCAGTGACAGAAGCACGGAAACCAGAGGTAAACTCAAGAATGTTTGCAACCTGCGGCGAACAAACAATGAAGTTTGCACCACCACGGAGAGTTTTGGTGTGGATTTCTGCGGACACATCGTTGATGGTCTCGACAAGAGTCTCATACCACTCGGAAACAGTACCGGTGAAGTCCGGAGCAGCAGTGTTTGCACCAACTTCTGCGCCAGTGGTTCGGTCCACAAAAAGACCGGGTGAACGCGACCAGTAACGGGTAGCAGCAGTAGCGCCGTTCACGAGGTCATTCAGAAGTTCACGGTCAATTTCAAGAGCAATCTGCTCGGAAAGGATCGAGGTAAGTTCAACTTCTGCATCCAAGTTGTGGTATGCGTTGAGGTCTTGACCAAGTTCCGGAGACCATTTTGCTTTGAGCTTTTTGGTTTGCGCGGTGACAGCAACCGAATCAACTTTAATATCGATTTCGGGGATCAAGTCGCGAGCCCTGCCATCAAAAGTACCAGCAGCAGAACCAGCACCTTCAAGGCCCCAAGGATCTCCACCGACAACGGAACCAATCGCGCCGCCGATATCAAAGTCGTCTTTAACCGGAGCAACCAGATTACCTTGTTTTTCAACGCCGGTTTTAATTGCCAAGTTAGCACCCCAACCAAGCTCGGACACAAAGTAAAGCTTAAGCAGAGTCGAAGTCTGCTGGGTCAGGCGACGAATTTGCTTGGTGTTGCCGGAAGCGATGTCAACAATTGCATCAACACCACCAGATACAAATTCTGCCAACTGGTCGCCAGTCATAGTAAACGCCGGCAAGTTATCATAGTCAAGCAGATCATCAGTAGTTTCGCCGAATACTTCCAGATCGGCGCGAGTAAGAGCAATCTCCCACAGGTTGAGAGAGGTCGAGCCGGAGAGGTCCGGGTCAAAGCGAATTTTCTTTGCTTCTGCATCGGTGATGGCGTCCAGATCAATGTAGTCAATAGCAGAGACTGCACTGGAGGTAACCCGACAAGAAGCGGTAGGGGAAGCATAAGTTCCACCCATCAAGTAGGGGCCACCGTTATTGGTAGTGTAGGTACTATCAATGATGTTGACACCATCTCTGATGCCTTTTGCCACTTTGTCAGTACCATAAATGGAGCGACCTGCGGTTTCACCAAGTCGTGAGTTGGTGTAGGTAAAGTCCATGAAGAAGATCAGGCCAGAGGGGAGGCTCATGGGCTGAACTGAAACGATATCGTTAGCAACGAGACCGCCAAAGACACGACGAACAATCGGGAAAGCAACAGCAGAGAAGCCTTCCACATCACCAGCAGCCATCGAGGATGCTTCTTTCAAGAGTTGTTTTGCTTGGTTTTCAAGCAGACGAGACATCGACTGACGCTGATAGTCAGAAGTGAGACCTTCGAGAAGACCAGTTCTTTCCCACTTGGAAAGAAGTGCTTTGCCTTCTTGTGCAAGGTCACGCTCAACAATGCCTTCTGTCAAAGTTTTCAATACAGACATTTGTTTTCTCCTTAATTAATAATTTTAGTTTTTAATTCCTGCCAATCTCTTCCAACGGCTAGAGATTGCTTCTTCAATGGTCTCCTTGTTTTCTTTTCTTCGAGGAGCCACTGTCAACAGACTTCGTTTTTCGACTGCTTCGCTCAATGATTTTGGAGCAACTCTGTTGCTTCCCATTGAACTTTGTGATAATGTCTCAAAAATTATCTTGGCCTGTTCTTCATTCTTGGCGCTTGACAAACTTTCGGCAATCTTTTGTTTTTGCCGCTCATTAAGGGAGTCGTTCATCAGGGCCTTGTTGGTATACATCAATTTTGTGTTGTCTAATTTAACTTTTTCAAAACTTTCTTTCAGTTTCTTAAAGTAATTCTCATATTTTTTGTTTTTGGCTTCAAGATCTTCAATGATCTCAACTGCTTCTTGCATAATGCCTTGTTGTTTTTCGATCTTGTCTTCATATTTTTCTTTGATTCTTTCAAGATCCATTGCCAATTCCATTTCAGAGTCGGTGAAAGCACCAACATGTCCTGTGGGTTGGGTTTTGTAATCCAAATAGAAGCCTTCTTCCAAGAAAAGTTCATCATCCAATTCAATTTCTTCTTCAAGCTTGTCTTTACACTTCTCACATTTACAATCCGAAGGGCATTTAGCTTCTTCAAGCTTTTCTTCTTCGTCTTCCATATAAACCGGCTCATCTTCATCTTTTTTGTGAGGGCCGCCGCAGCTTGCTTCTTCCAGAACTTCCGGCTCTGCAATCAGAAAAGACTTTCTCTCTGCCAGAACACCTTCAAACCTTTTGTTGATCTCTTCTTCCAATTGCTGAAGATCGATAGAGACCATTTGAGGCTCGACATCAGAAGTTCTGTGTGCGAACGGAATTTCCTCTTCCAATGCAGGTTCCAGATCACCATTGCCAACTTCTTCGCCAGCAGGCTCTTCTTGTTCCAAAAGTTGATCCAAAGTAGAACGAACTTCATCAGAATACTTTTCAATGATTGCTCTTTCAGCGTTTTGAATTGCAACTTCTTTTAATGCCTTTGCATCTACGATTGCTTGCTCTAACAAAGAAGACATGTTTTATACTCCTAGTAAACTTAAATTTTATAAATAAATAGTTGTTATTTCTAATAAATACTTTATTTTGATCAAGAAGAGCCTGTTAAGACAGTCCATGCTGCCGTTGACATTGTTGCTTGTGCCTCTTCTTGTGTTAAAACTGATGCTGAAAGGTCTACAACCCACTGAGGATCTGAGCCTTCCCACTCTACAACAGCTAAAATTTCATCCAACGACTTTCTCACGTTGCCCAAATAAGAGAAATCATAAGAAGATAAATCTGAAGATGAAATAATTGCATACTTTGACATTTTTATTCCTCTAGTGCGGTATTGTTATCAATAACTTCACCTGAGTTATAGAGAGTTGTTACCTGATCTGCTGTTAAAACCTGCCCCCAAAGCGCAAGCTCATCAACAAAGAAATCTTGGTTCGCTGTTGAGGTATCGTTTCTAGCTATTTCAAACTTAGCACTGGTCGGTATCAAAGGATCGCCAGATGCTGGGTTTCCTGAGCGAAGCAGACTGCCATTTCCATATTGCGTGTGTGTGTCTGTTGTTGGATCATAAGTCCAGACAACGTGGAACCAAGATGTTGCAGCGCTCCAACCAGAGCCATATGAAAAATCAATACCACCGTAACTAACACTAATGCTGCTAAATCCGCCAGTCCCTCTGTGCATACCCTGCACTCCCCAGCCATACGTTGTACTGTTGTGACCATATAAAGTACCTTGTGCAACGTTTTTATAATTAGCGTTCCCATTACCGCTGTCATATATATTCCAGAATGGTACGCCTGTGTTGCCATACTGAGTTGGGGAAAGGTTGATCCAAGCTGAGACCGAGTAGCCTCCATCTATGGCGGAACCAATTGTAGCATTGTCAGAGGTAGAGCCGTAATCGTTAACACCGTCGATAACAAGAGAATAAGACCCACCCCCCGTAGGGACAGAGCCAGTAAAAGCCGGGGAGCCGTTTAAGGTAAAATCAAAAGAATTACCAGCATTGGAAGTATCTGAGCCGTCTTGACTTTCAAATTTGTAATAAACAACTGGAAGGATATAGCTAGCTCCTCCACCACTAGCTCTACCATATATTCCCATTGGCATAGTAAACATGATATCTTACCTTATGCGCTCGAAGAGAAGTTATTAACAGCGGAGCAAAGAAGTGCGCCACCATCAACATCCCCTGTGTAAATGCAAGAAACAACGTCAACAGCGTTTGCGGCTTCTGTCAGAGTAGGGAGCGTACCTCCCGGAAACAAATACTTAGAGCCGAACGTTAAGGCTCTAGAGCCGGTTGCATCTTGTTTGAAAATAAAGTTGTATACTCCGCCATCTTGACCGTTCGTTGGGTTTGACATTGTTACGTTGGTGGCGTTAACAAAGAAAATTTGACTTGTTCCGTTGTTCAAGTTAACAGAAACTGTGCCGGCGCTTTCAATTGTTGTTCCATACATCACTGCGTATGCTTGGCCGGATTCAACAGAAAGGTTGCCCTGCACAGAGGTTGTTCCCAAGTTTGTTGTGCCCAAAGTGGTAGTCCCATCAACACCCAGAGCACCGGTGATCTGCGTTCCAGAAGAAGCACTCAACTGTACCAAGCCAGAGTCCGAATGTAGAGCAACGGAATTTGAACCAGAAAGGCCAACTTCTTGGGCAGAGATCTCTCCAATAGTGGAACCGTTAAGATAAGCAGACGTGGAAGAGTTAATTTGAAATCCGTTTCCATCTACTTGAATATTATCACCACCTTCAACGCCAGAATAAAAATAAAGAGTTGCCGGGGTTTCAAGTTCCCCAACAGCGCCAGTTAAGGAAAGGTGTTTATTTTCCACAGCAACAGAAGATTCTGATACTTTAAAGTTTTGACTTCCTGATAAGGTGGTGCCAGTTGATACATGTTGAACTGCTCCCGCGCCACCAACACCGTCTACTTCTGCACCTTGTTTATAAGCCATTTTCTATATCCTTTTATTAATAAACAAACCAATTGGAGCCGTTTGTAACAAAGTTGATAGCAGCATAGTTTTTAGTGATTGTAAAAGTTGCTGCACCATCAATTGTTTCAGAGCCAGCAGCATCCACAACAATGTTATAATCTGCTGCACTTCCTTCGGTATCTTTGACGATAAGCACAAAACCGGTTCTAACGGTTGCAGCAGGGGGAAGATTGATTGTAACAGAAGCCTCGGCAGTGGTTGTTTTAACACCAATCACACGATCATTTGCATTGGCCGTTGTGCTTTCTGTAATTTCTCTAAAATTAAAGTTCATGTTTTCAACCTCAAATAAAAAATCTTTTGGGTTTTCTCTTTCTGAAACAATATAAGCATTGTTTCTTTGGTGCAACCCTGCTGCTCCAAATGGCCCAATCGAAAAAGGAACTTGATCGATCGTCTTATCTCTTTGGCTGGAAAGTTCTGCCAAAGTTTGAATAACAAAAGAAGAATCAGTATACCTTCTAGCCATTTTGATTTATCCAATTCCCGCAGAGCCAGACCAGTTTGAACCAGACGGGCTAATGTTTGTAACTCTTTCAACAGGAATTGAAGTTAAAGCAGCATAAACAGAGAAGTCAGCAGTATGTGAGCCGTCTGACATAAGGTGGATTTCTGTGCATTTAATGTCAAGCTCCAAATAGCCGTTCCCATCTTTCTCTGCGTGGACCACAAAGTAATTTGAAACTTCATCACGAACACCTCTAGCAGACATTGCAAGGCGCATATCTTCGTTTGCTGTTTGCTCATTGTTTGTCAATACGATCTTTTTCGTGACAAAGGGAAAGGTAATCTTCAAGGGTGTTACTGCGGAACCAGAAGCTGGAGCAGTTGAAGATGTTAAAAAAGGCTTCCCTGAGACCTGATAACTTCCAACATTGTGAAGTCCAACGTCATAATATTTCCAACTCATTTTGATTTATTCCTTTTTCTTGTTTTGAACTTTTCCAACTGCTTTGCAGCTTTCCGAGCGTCTCTTTCTCTTTGTCTTTGCGCTCTTTCGCGCTTTCTTCGCTTTCTTACAGAAGGTTTAAGATATTCTTTTCTTTCCCTTGCTTCTTCAACGATCCTTTCTTTCTTGCATTTCTTGATGAATCGCCTAACAAGGTTTTCTTCTGTTTCATTTTTTCTCTTAAAGATTTTTACGTTTGTAGCCATTTTATTCCCTTAAATTAGTTTTGACCAGTTTCCCATTCCCGGAAGCGCTGTGATATCCACACCCGCATCATTTGGATCTTGGTTGGCCAAGGGGGAACGGCTGCTTTCTTGAGCGGTCATTGGCTTTGTGTTTTCAAAAACATTCACACCATTGAACCTTTGACTTCCAATAGAGTCCAAAAGCTTTTTTCTTGCTTCTTGATTTTTTCTATTTTGCTGTTCCATTCTAATCTTTTGAGATTGGTTGGTTTTCTTTTCTTCAACAATAACTTGTGCTTTTGCCAACCCGATTGCTGTCTCTTGGATAATGGAAGCTAAAAGACCATCTTTTGTCAAAGACTCTTCAATAACTTCTTTAACAATAGGTCTAATAATGTTTTTTAATTTTTCAAGGTTGATTTTCATTTTATCCCTTTAAAATGTCATCTAAAAGTGAATTGATTTTTACATTTTTGTTTTCATGAAGCCTTTGCTTTTCTTCTTGGAAAAGGAAAGCACCAGAAGTAGAAGGTTCTTGTACAATGTCAAAGCAGATAAGCTGGAAGTCATCTTCTACTAATGTTCTACCGGCAGACTCAACAACAGAGCCCAATCCACGCGATGAGATCCCAATCTTAACACCTCCTTCAACCAAAGCGCGAAGAGTTTGACCAGAAGGTGTATTCAATACTTGCAATTTTCCATAAACATTATCACCATCCCACCAGCAGTCAGTAACTTTGTGGGAAACATTACGAAGGTTCACAACAGAAGAGTCTGGATGATCCAGTTCTCCAACTGCTCTTCCTTCTTCGATCAGCTTACGATAAGTGCTCATTTCTCTTTGTAAGATAGGTCGGGGATAAACTCTACCATTACCATTCAAATGCTCCGCTCTTTGGATCACTCCAGAAAGAAAAAGAGCACCGTTCTCCCTAACCATTCTTTTTTCCGATTCCGTTAATATATCTTCGCAAACCCCATTGGGGCATAATTCATAAAACTCTGTTAACAACTTCTTTGACATTATACAAGTCCTTTTACTTTTGAAAGCCGCCGCGAGCGGCGCGAGCTACTTACCTTTACAGCAGCGGCGAACTGGTTGCAATTTCCATTTTTCGATCCACATAGTTAGCTCCTTTCTACTCTTATTCCAGAGTCTCCAAAAAGATTGCACAAAACATATGCCGTGCCTGAATTCAAACAACCCAAACAAAAGCAATTTGTTATTGTGACATCAAAATTAAATAGTGATACAAAGGGATTTATTGTACACAAAAAAACCCCAACCCAAAAGCCGACACACATCGGACAATGAAAAAAATGATGCTTTGGACGAATGTTGTCAAAAATAAAACCATAAACCAAAATTTGTGTCATTCCAAAACCAACTAACAAAAAATAAAATAAATCCATCAATTATCCTTCTCAATACCTTCATAGACATAGGGCCTGTATCCGTAGCCATATCCATAATACTTATTAGGAGGAACTGAACCTTGCCTTTCTTTGTGTGGAACTTCACCAAGCTCTGTAGATTCTTCCGGTGTTGGATTGGTTAAATCTTCTTCATATTGATCTTCGAAGTTTTCAATAAAATTAATATACTTTTCGTTTTCTTTCAAATATTTGTGGATTAGAAAAATAACAACATCGAAAGAGTTTAAACTATCATCTTTTGGTTCTAACAATTTTGCACCCAAAGAGTTTGGAACATAACCTGCTTTGATAGAAGTATAGTCTGCTGCACCTTTTTTGCAAATATAATCCAAGAACTCATCCTGAATAGGGTATGCATCCGAGCCATGTTCTTGTTTTGCAACAGTGACAATCTTTTTGTTTTTAACATCTAGATGAATATCAAATTCAGGGTGACTATTGAACATTAGATCGCCACTTAAGGTTTTGACGCATTCAATCTCAATCTCTTTGTGATAACCCGGAGGTTGAATTTTAATCTTAAACATTCTTGAATTCTCTTATAAGTTGCTGGATTTTAAGAATTTTAAGGACCATCTTGTCGTCAATCTGTTCTGCTTCTTTGAGAGTTTGTTTTACTTTAGAAATCTTTTCTTTAACTTGTGGATTGATTTCTTTTACCTCCATCAAACGGAGATCGGTTTCAATCTTTTCCATCTCTTGTTCCAAGAAAAGAACAACTTCAGAATTGGAGCCATCTAGGGAGAAAAGGTACCTTTTGATCAGATCTTTCTGCTCTTCGAAAAGATCTTCTCCGTACTTCTCATTGAACTTTTTCATAAAAACATCAAAAACAAGGTTGTCTGTGACAACTTCTTTCTTTTCTTGAACTGGCTTCAACATTGTTTTGACAATTTCGTTCTCAAGAATAACTCTGTTTTTAACAGAAGTGTCTCTGTTGAAGATCTGTGAGATAGAAGCGATTGTTTTGTAATTGGGCAGAAAGTAATTGAAAATACCAGAACCCAACTCTTTGTTCATAAAGTTGATCAATCTTGTCTGCTCGTTGAAAAGTTCTTTTTCATCAATCTTGTAGTTTTTGTCTTTTGCTTCATGAAGAAGACGATGAGCATTATCCAAAGAACAATTAGTGGTATTATAAAGGGTCTTGTAAGTATCCAACTGCCTATTCAGATTGGTTCCTTTTTTGAAAAACTCCTTAAGACAATCTTTAATCTTCGCGGTCTTTTCTTTATCTTTGTTTAATACCGAGATTGTCATTTCTCTTACTAAACACTCATAAAGAAAAGCAGTGTTTCTTTTCTTATTATGTTTGAGCTTTTTAGTTTTCATCTTTCTTCTCCAGTTCTTTCAAGAGTCTGTCCACTTCTCTTGTATTGTTTATAACATCTGAATAATTAGATCCTTTTTCCTCATACATTCCCTTAGAAGATCTTAAAAATGAATTAAAGTCTGGGAAAACATTTTCTTTGGAACGGCTAGCGGAACGATCTGAATACTTTGCTTTGTAGCTTTTCTTCTTTGGGGCTAATGATTTTCTTTTGTCATGACCAACTGGTTTATACCATTTTCCTTTTGATTTGGAGGTTGTTGTCATTCCATCTTTTTCATATTTGTACTCTTCATCATCTCTTTTACCCGGAGTGGCTAGCAGCATAGGCTCTTCCCCTCCACTACCAGTGTCCCCACCGGTATCACCGCCTAAGTCTAGATCCGTGTCCCCACCGGTATCACCGCCTAAGTCTAGATCGCCAGCTAAATCACCAGCATCTGTTCCGGTAGCATCTCCGGCTAGGTCGTCTCCACCACCTCCAATTCCACCTCTTTCGTTCTCTGCAACTTCTGCGACTTTTTCCAACTCTGCGATAAACACGCGATCGTAGAATTGCTCTCTTTCGTTTCTTAACTGATCTGCTTCGGAAAGATTGAAGATGTTCTCACCAATCCAACGACGAGAGAAGTAAGTTTCAGTTGCAGACGCAGCAATATCAAACTTGGTTCGCCAGTATTCCAACTCCTGAAGCTCTGCAATTCTAGACGGGTTGCTCAAACGCAGCTTGAAAGAAACAAGATCTTTGTTTTTGTAACCCAAAGTGTGAAGATGGATGATCCCAATCTTTTCCAATTCGGAAATCACCGATCTTTGCAGCCTTTGGATAGTTCTTGCAAAGCGAATGTCCTTTTGTGCTAGAGCACCTTTTTCAACTTCTCCGCCAGCTTCTCCACCTGCAAGGTAGGACTCTGGAACTTTGAGTGCTGCAAATAATTTAGCACGAAGATACTTTACATCATCAATATCACCAGTGAACTGCCCACCTGCCAAAGAAGAAATATCAGAGCCAACTCCATTTCGAACAGGAAGGAAGTAATCTTCTTCAACTGAAAGAGGGTTGTAGCGAAGATCAACACGGCCAGTATCAGGATCGATAACCTGATTTCTTTTCATCTGGGTCATAACCCTTTGGACATACTGTTCCACTTCCTGCGGAGGAATGTTGCCAACTTCAATCTTAAAAATCCTTCTTTCCGGAGAGCGAACAATGCGATAAGCCATCATTGCGTCCTCGATAAGAGTTAATTGCCGCCAAATCCTTCTTGCCGGCTCTAGAACAGAAGTTCCATAAGGAGAATACTTGTCATTCCCCAAGATACGGAAATGAGCGACTTGCCAGTTCTCAAAAGTTAGACCACCAGAGTTCCACTGATATTGGATATAGTTTGGATTTGTTTTGTCCAAACCTTCCATTCTTTCAAGCTCGTGGGTCGGAAGACCAATGGCATTTGTAATTCCTTTTCCTTCTTCAATATCCAAGTAAAGAAAGAAATCTCCAAACTTACACATTGAGCGACACCATCCAAAAAGGTTGAACTCAACGTTAAGGATGTCCATGTAAAGCTCTTCAAGAATGTGCTTGATCTCTTGGTTTCTGGTGTCAATTGTCAAAAGATTGTTGATGAAGGTAGAGGTTGTCATTTCATCTGCATAAATGTCAATTGCTGATGCGATCTCTGGCATATACTCCATCTGCTCGAAGTCTGCGTACCTTTCTGCTCGCCCTTGAGACGCAACATAATTATAGGTTGTATTGGCAAATGGATCATGAATAGATTTTTTGAATTGCTTACCAGAAGCAGACGTGAAGTTATACTTGTCCATCTGTCTTCTTCGCTCTTTTCTGTATGTTTGAGAGCGATAGTTAACAATCGGACCAGAGAAAAGCCTAGTCAGCCTTTGGAAAAGACCAGAATTAGGGTTTCTGTTGCTTTTATCATTTTTCGGAGCAGCCATTTTTTATCCTTTGTATACCCAACTGAATTGTTCTTGTTGTTTCGCAGCTTGTCTTGCTTTTCTTTGCAGATCTGCGTTTCTATTGTAATCTCTTTGACCCGGAACTCTAACATCCAATCCAGATCTTGTTGACATAATTCCACCAATCAAGGCTCTTTTAAAGTCATCGTTCCTTCTTCCTTGGACAATGGCGGTGTCTCTAACCCAGCAAGCAATCGCCAAAGACATTGTAAGGTCATCATTGTAACCTTTCATTGCTTCTGGTCGGCCATTGTTCCAAACAAACGTTCTTAACTCTTGTATAAGGCGGTTTGATTTGATATTAAGTAGTTTATTTCTGATGAATTCTTCCAACTTTGCAATGATCAGGGGTCTGGTCTTGTGAGATGTTGAAAAGCCGGGAACAGACCCAGTTCTTGTCTCGGCAGCAAAAGAATCAATGTATTCACCCGAACCTTTGATGGAAAAGTAAAGATTTGGATACCCTGCTTCGATTAGCTTCTCTAAAACTGCGTATCCAATGTTGTTGTTTTCCACAACCAAAAGAGGATTTCCATATTCCCTAGCAACATCTTGCAGAAAAGTGGCAAAAAGGTCAATTGAAGGTTTTCCACAATATTCTGCTACGATATCCATCTCTTCAACGTCAACAACATGAAAAGCAGAATGGTCTCTTCCGTCACCCCTAGCAACGTCTGCTGAAATAAGATAGTTTTTGCCTTTTTCTGCTTCTTTCCAGATCCAATAGTTTCTGTCAAACCCTGATTTGTACTTTGGGATCTCCACTTTCTTCTCATAAAAAGTAAGATCGTCAGCGTGAACAACAGTTTCACCGGAAGCGTTGAATGAACAAAGGTATTCCTGTGCAATCTTTCTTTGCGGGAGGTTGTTTGTTTCTTTTTTAAACCAGTTATCGTCCCTTTCAGGGTGAACATCCCAAGGTAAAGTGGTCAAAAAGAAGTCATTTTCGCTGTTTTCTGCTCCAACGCACATCTTGTGAAACCAGTTCCCAACGCCCATTGGAGAAGAAAGTGCAATAACACGACCACCGGTTGAAATTGTGGGATAAAGACCAGCCCAAAGCTCGTCCATGTTCTCAATATGAGCAGCTTCATCAATAACCAAAAGAGAAAGAGCTTCCGAACGACCTGCATCAGCGGAAGTGGCAGATGCTTTGATTTGCGAACCGTTTGAAAGTTCAAAAGAAGTTCGGTTATCAATCTTGATTGATGCAATCCTCATCCAACTGGGGAGAGAGTTCATCATTTGTTTGACTTTTCTAACCAAGTTCCCGGCTGTTTGGAGCTTTGTTGCAATAACAAGAATGTTTTTGTTTTGAGAAAACAACATCATCCAAAGAATATAAGACGCACTCAAGGTGGAGATACCCAACTGCCTTGCTTTAAGGATGATATTGTAGCGATTGTTTTGAAATTCTTTTAAAAGTTCTGTTTGGAAAGGGTAAGTCTTGAAAGGGACTGCTCCACGAACTGGGTGGACAGTTTTTACATAGTTATTGATAAAATAAACCGGATCTCTACCTGATTTGAGGATTTCCGCTTTAATTTGTTTCTTTGGAATTCTTGCAGCATTTTTAGACATTTCAATCCTTAAAACGGAGTGTTGTTTTTACCCATAGCGATAAATCTTTTGGTTGCGTCTCTTACGAGATCTTCACCATCATCGTAGGGGTTAGGCTCTCCCTTGATATTGTTAATCTTGTAATGCTTGACACACTGAACAAAGTTTCTTTTTCTAGAAACCGACTGCATAAGAATGTCACATTCGCCTTCTTCGGTCAAACGAAGGGAGCGACCAGTGTGTTTTTTGTATTCTGTTTGAAGATATTTGACGATATTAGCATAAATCTCTTCTACTTCTCGCTCATAATCCACCCTGTGAAGATGTTTCAGATCAACATCGGCCTGATAAGTGATAACAAGTTTGTTTCCGTGAAAACGAACTTTAAAGCCATCCAGAAGTTGATGCTCCGTATGGGGAACTTCTTCATCTCGTTTCAAACCCACTTTAATTTTTTCACCAGTTCTAGGATCGTAAGCGCCGTGATAGGTATTTGCCAATACTTGGGAAATTCCTCTAACTACTGCTAACATTTCTGACATATTTAAATCTCCAATAAAACAATTTGTTTGTAATAAATAGTAATTAGAAGGTTAAAAGACTATTTTTTGTCTGGTCTCCAACCTTCCTTCCATCTTTGCTCTCTACCTTCAATCCACTGCACATAGCAATCAAAACAACAAGAAAACTTTGTGAAATAAACATCGTGCCTTGAACTAATCTTGTCTTGTTCACAAATAGGACACGCTCTTGCCACTTTTGAAAGATTTTGTTTTGCTTTTTTCTCTAAATCTCTCTTTTTTCTTTCTTTTTCTTTCAACTGTTCAAGATATTCTTTTTCTTTTTCTTGATCCCATCCTGCTTTTGGGTTTTGAATTGCCTCTGCACCCCACTTTTCGGAGATTGCTTTCTCCATTTTCACAACATAATTCTGATCTTTCATTAAACCTCCTGAAGTTTCTTTTGAATCAATGGCCACAATTTTTTGTAAAGATGTTTTAAATAAGGTTGCTTATCTTTCATTGTGTGCTGATGCATTATAGATTTTATAAATCTGGGATCTTTGCCTATCGCTCCAAGCTGTTGACTAGTCTTTAATATAGCTTTAAATAATTGTAATTGTTTTATCGCACCATCTTTATAAAGATTAAGCAAAATATTCAAATAATCTTTGTCCTGCTCATCTTCCGAATTTAAAAAGTCAACAACCTGTTTATATATCTGACTAGAAAAAGCTAAAATTTCTTCTCGCCTAGCTAAGTAAGCTTTTTTCCTGTCTTTTCGTTTAAAATATTTTGAATCTATCAAGTGAATTAATTCATGATTAATCATGGTATCAATACCGTCCTCTATATCATAATCTTCCTTGTTTAACACACACATTGCTAAGTGGTAATAGCCAATACTGGGCCTAGCATCTAGATATGCAACAGCCCCTTCCATTCCTCTTGGTGGCCGACCAACGGAAAGCATCAAGTCAACAACCTCCTCCTCTCCGGCAACATTTATAAATTCAAATTTCTCAACATTCCAATAAAGGCTTTCTTCTCTATCGGAAGTTAAATATGTATTTAAAAGGTTGCGAAACGTATCTTCAATCAATTTCAAATTTTCATTTGAAATATAATCTTGAATCCTTAAAATACCTTCTTTCAAAAATTCTTTTTTGATCTCTTCTTTCAGAATTTTGAAGAGAAGATTCTTTTTAATTTTTATATTGCTATTATGACTTTTCATCTATAACTTCTCCATTGGCCTGTTGCTTTAAAATGTGCCGTAATCGCCATATGGATCACTTGGAACTGTCTGGATTCCTACTGCTTCTGCTCTTTCATTTTCTTGACTGTCATCGTCATGATGCAAAGTTACACCCAATTCTTTCAAAGTGGGGGCTTTCCAATCTCCGTCTGTGCAATAAATGCCGTCAACTTTTAATTTATATTTTTCGACAAAACCTTTAACTTGTCCCATGCCGCCCTGCTTTCTGCTTGTTACAATATAAACGGTAACTTCTGGATCTTCGATATAGCCTCTAATCTTTTTCATCATTTCCTCATGAGGCCCTTTGTAAACAGAATGTTCTTCTTCCGGATCAAAAGGAGCAAAGGTCAAGGTATCATCAAAATCAAAAGAAACAATCTTGTGCTTTTCTTCTTTTGAAAGTTCTCTTTCAATCTCTTCTTTGATGATCTTGAAAATGGTTTCTTTTTTGATCTTCACTTTTGAATTCCTTGTATTCCATAAAGAATTAAAATTGTTGTTCCTGCTCCTGCAACAAAGCCAATTGTGATCCAAAGAGGTGTCCAATTGTTTTGCGGCTTTGCAATCTTTCTTAATCTTGTAATCTCTTCTTGATCAATCTTTCTTAAGTTTTTTCTCAATTCTTTCTCAATTTTGAAATCTACTTTGCATTGATCAATCTTCAATTGAAGCTTTGCTTTTTCTTTTTGTCTTTGGTAAGAACAATCCAACTTCAAGCTTTTTTTCAAGTAATCTTGTTTTGCCAAAATCTTTGCTACCGCTTCATCATCCAAGAGCGTTCCAGAAAAGGGCGCTTTTGCCCCTTTTTGAAGCCTTGTGGACTTATTGGCATAGCAGGGCGAAATTGTGATGAAAGTGGCTAGAATGGTGCTTAAAACGCGTTTAAAGGTAATCATTTCTACTCCTGTCTTATGCTGGGGATATAATCAAAACTCCGGGAACGCCATCAAGCTCCCAAGATGCAAACTCGCCATTAAGCTCACTGTCTCTTGCCCACATAGCCCAATTGATTTCGATATCGATATAACGTTCTATGTCGGAGGGAAGTGGAAGCTCCTCAATCATGTCCCAAGTGTACTCTTCCCACCTATATTTAAGATAATCTTCGGGACTTTCGAAGATACCTTGGACATAGTTCGACAGAAAGTCATCAAAATCATGATCGTATTGCAGAAAGCCATATGCAATTAATTTTCTAAAATCGCTATCAGGCCAACTATTTAGCTTATCTTCATACGAATCATCTCCACTGTGCCTAACAAGATAATCAATTGCCATTTTGTGCTTTGGATCGTCTTCATCAATTTGCACCATGATTTGAGCATATGCCCTGTCATATTGGCCGGCATTGATAAGCTGTCTTATTGTTGCAAAAAGTTCTTGTATGTTTTCTTTTAAAAGCTCTTCTTTGATGATTTTTAAGAGTTGTTTTTTTTTAATTTTCATTATTATCTTCCTTGTAGTCAAGACCAAATTCATCTGCCAATCTTTTGGACAACTGAGAAGGATCTTTCTTTGTTTGTTTCAAGATCTTTTTAACCTTCTTGTCGTATTCTTTCTTGGCGTTTTCTTTTCCAATCTTGTATTCTTTTCCAATCTCTTCCAAAATCTTCTCATGTTTCTTTTTTAAATCTTTCTTTTCTTTTTCTTTTTGATTTTGTTTTTCTTGGATTTCGTACAATTCATCTTCTCTTCTTTTTTGCAAAGACCTTATGATTTGTCTCAATCTTTTTTGACCATCGCTGGTCGTCAAAAGAAAAATAGCAACTGTCAAGAAAACAAAAACAACTGCTATAAAATATTTGGACTCTGTCCACTTTCTTTTAACCTCTGCCCAAATCTCACTCATTTTGTCACCGTATCGCCTGTTGTATCAGAAAGGGGAACTTTCCCTTTCTCATCTTTCTTGTCTTTGTCGGACAAGATTGTCTTCACTGCTGTTTCAACTTTCGTTGTAACATTGGTCGAGCCTTTCATTGCTTTCACTGCGTCAATAACAGATTGCCCACCAATGTAAATAGCAGAGATCACAAGCCAATCTCCTGATTTAAGATTGCCAGTTGTCAAAAACACGACTGTTGCGACAATCCAAACCAATAACTTTTTTGAAATAAACGATGATAAATATTTATCAACAAAAGCTGTTCTTCTAGCCATTTTAAACTCCTATTTTTGAACTAATCTTGAAACAAAGAACTTTCTTTTAAATCCACTCTTTGTTACGTTTAAACGGTAATAATCAAAGCCGTTCCCTGTTGAGTAGGGATTTTCAACGCCCTTTTCTTTCATCCAAGTTTTATCATAATAAGTAGTTGAAGAATAAACGTTGACAACATCATTGCCTTTGTACTTGTCCAATCCCAACCCCACTGTAGCGTGGCCGGATGAATAATCTTCTGCAAACTGCATTGAAACCCAATCTCCAAATTGGATCTCATAAGGATTGTGTGTTGTGAAGGTTTCAATCCAATCAAAGCGTTCTGGTCTGTTTGCTAACCATTTAAACCAACCCATTGCTCCAAATTCGTCTGTTCGCATTCCGTCAATCTCTTCGTCTTTGTAAGCAAAGAAAAAGGCTCTTGCAACTTCCCAAGCTTCTTTGCCTGTAAAGTTGCCTTCTGGTGTTTCAAGGTAATCCCCTGTGAATTCTTTCCAAGCGCGGAAGAAGATTTCAGAAGTGCATCCAACACAGTAGGTTCCTTCGCCTTTTCTCAAGATCCTTCTTTTGTCATAATAAATGTCTTCGGTTGAACCACCCCAAGTGCCTCTTTTATAAGGCATTGCTTTGGCGTGAATATCAATGATTGCTTTTTTGATACACCATTGCCAATCTGAAATCTCTTCGTCGTGTGGAAGGAGAGGATATTTTTCGTCCATCTTCATGATTTCAAAATCCTTACAACAAATCTTCTTTTGCTTTCTTTGATGAAATAATCTTTGGAGGCTTTTGCTTCGGAGTCGAACCTGCCTAGAATATAATCAACAGCCTTTTCTTTAGAGAAATCATCACTCAAATACAAAAGAATTGAGTCGTGAAGGTTATTGAACTTTCCGGTTCGCATCTGAATGACTTCATTCATAACATAAAATGTTTTAAGTTCTCCATATTTTTCTGCGTCTTGATATCTTGTGTCCTTTGGCTTCTTCTTCTTTTCTTCCTTTTCTTTCTTCTCTTTCTTTGGTTTAAACTCTGGGCGAACAGGATTAAAGCGATCTGGTTCTTTCCCTTTCTTACCAGAGGCTGTGATAGAGCGCACACCGGGAACAACCGTTTTGTCTCCTTTTTTAATTCCTAAGATATAATCAGCAGCCTCATCAAAACCATCTGTTTCAATCTTATCCAAAATAACTTTAAGCCAGCTTTGATCTCCAAACTGTTCTGTATATTCTTTGTCCATATCCAACTCTTTAAGGTATGGTCCGACCAACTTCTTATTAATCCTTTCCTCTTCGTTGAATTGTTCTTTAATCTTTTCTAGGTTGACAATGGATTGTTTAATTTGATTGATTGCAAACTCAGTAGTGACACCAAGACCTTTCTCTCCAGTCTTTCTGATTTGAGAAGCAACCCACACAATAGCTTGAAGCTCATGAGGTAAGAGGCCTAGTTTTTTCGCTTCCTGTGCGACCAACCCTGCCATATACCGATAAGTAACAACGTTACCCATCATCTTGCCTTTGATCTTTTCCCATTCTTTTGCCGTTGTAACACCTCTGACATTTGGATAAAAAGCGTCAATCATCCAAGTGTCAATTGTGGAGTTCCACATATAAAGCTCATCATAGCTAATTTTCCCTTCTTTATCTCGCCCACCAGACAAATCTGGGGCGATCAGGTTCAGGGTGAAGTTTGGAACTTTGTGCGCCTTTGTAAACCCTCGAAATTCTCCCTGCTTTTTCTTTTTACCACCGGGAAAGATATTAATATATTCTCTCAAAAGCTCTTTGTTGTCCTTTGCATCCATTTCAACTGCTTTGAACATAAAAGCAGCTTCAGCCAAGTTCAGAGCAAACTTTGCTCTGGGGCTGTACGTTGCAATAAGAAGACCTAGCAAAGTAGCGTCTTGATCATTTCCAGTTTCTTCATCGAGGAGATCTCTAATTTTATGATACCAGTCCCTAGCTTTTTCAAAAAGGCTATCGACTTCACCACCTTCTTTCAATTCATTGACCATAGCCTGAAAATCTTCCAGAACTTCTGCGGAAACGGGAAGGACGTATCCCCCTTTTTCAAAGTCCTCTGGGCTCATACGTCCCAGACCTTTTTTCAAGCCACTAACGGCTCCAATGGTTTGCTTCATTTCGCCGCCCGAAGTGAAAAGCTCCAACCTTCTCATCACAAGATCTTTGTCTTCTTCGGGCAATTCGTTCCATGAATCGTATCCAAAATGTCGTAGAGCAATATAATCCTTTTCCTCTTCGGTGGGCTCCCCACCTTGTTCCGCCGATTCGTTCAAAGCTCCCGCAACAGGCTCTAGATCTTCTGCTTCAATCCTAGGGATATTTTCAGCAGTTCCTCCGGTTCTTTCTTCAAATGCTTTGTAGATCTTTTCGATTGCTTGGTTGATTTTTGACAAGTCTTCTTTTGAAACAACAAAGCCACCCAAAGAAGAATCATAAGACATTGTTTTGCCTTCTCTCTCTTTGAATTCTTTCATTGTTTTTCGAAAACTTTCCATGATTAATTTCATCTTCATTTAATCTCTTCCTTTTTTATTTTAACAATAAGATTGCCGCTGCCTTTGATCACTCTGTGGTAAACAAAAGCAGGAATATAATAAGTTTTTCCCTCTTCAAGGGTTTTTGGAATTTCATTGTCCATTTGAAGTTGCCATCCAGAAGATTGCAAGATTGTAACTTCTCTGTTTTCTCTATCTCTATGCCAGATAAGCTCTTCGGAATCAACATTTTCTTTGAACTCTCTGATCACGATATTGTTTTCTAACTTCTTTTCTTTGAAAGGAAATTCCATATTACCACCAAGTAAACCTTTTCTTTGAACCAGTTAGATGAGGGTAGCGCCCAATACGACAAGCCCAGTATCCTGCTTTTGTTTTGTCTTTTTTTTCCTTGCATTTATGTCGTGCTGCAAAAGACTTTCTTCTCTCTGGATCTGCCACCTTTACAGACATTCCTTTGTCTCCAAAAGAAACTTTGCGAATGTTTTTAGTTTTTGGATCTCTAACGTAAACATAAAACTTCTTGGAACCACCTCTTTGTGGCTTGTTAAGTTTAACATCCTTTCCTTTATACTTTGCTTCCAAAAGAGACTCCTCAACCATTGGAAAGTCCAATGGAACTCTTTTGCCCTCAAAGATGCTAAACTCTCCAATTTCAGTTTCAGAGATGTAATATCTTTCAGCTTCTGTTAAATTAACCAAACCTCTTTTCCAAAGATTTCTTGCTTCTTTGAAAAGAGAAAAGAAGTTGTCAGAGTGGATGCGATAAATATTTTTATCAATCGTAATATTGTTATCCATATGATATTTCATTCCTTCGGAAAGCCTTTCTTCAAGCATTCCCTGATCTCTGGCAATCTCACCAGCCATATATCTTTTAACAGAGGAAAGATAGTCTGTTGCTTTTGTGATCTTTGCGTCAACCCACTCTGGAAGATCATCTTTGTCATTAAGCATATCTAATAACTTTTCACAATACTTTTTGGTTTTCCAAAGATTGGTTCTTGCCATTGAACCTTCGTGATCGTGCTTATCAAAATCTCGACCGTGTTCACTCCTGCAATGGGAGCACCCGGAATGTGGGCATCTTTCATAAACACCACCGCACCCTTTCATCTCTTTCAAAATCTTTATTTTCATTTCTTTTTTCCTTTTTTAGCAGACTTTTTACCCCAAGACTTTCCTTTGCCAGCAGTCCCACAAGCAGCAGGGGTTGGACGGCAAGAGGGGTATTTTGCTCTTTTCTCGCCTTTTTGACGACCACAAGATTTACAAGTTTTCTTTCCTGTTTTCTTGTCTGTTCGGCAAGTATTACAATCAACCCAGCCTTTACTTTTTCCTTTACCACCTTGCCTTTCAAACCAACCGTGAAGGCCTTTGTCCTTTTCTTTGGAGAAGTCAGTTTTTACTTTTTTTTTAGACTTCTTTTTCTTCTTTTTTCTTTCTTGGATCATCTTTTCTAATTTGTCTGCTTGGCTAGAATGGGCTTCTGAACCTTTTTCAAGCTTTGCTGCACCATCTTCCAAATCTTTTGCCATTTGAGCGTGAGACTCCGATGCTGCTCTCAATTTGGCTACAATATCAGAAATTGTCTCTTTGTCTTCTGGGGTGATTTCCTTCTCTTCTGTTAGACCTTTCCAAATCTTTCCTCTGCGGCACTGAACAACTGCGCCGCTAGCGTAGGCTGACGGCCACACATCATACTTTCTTTTTGCAATACGAGTGCAGCGATCGTCTTTGCCCTTCTTCTTTTTAGATTTTTTCTTCTTCTTTTTCTTCTTTTTGGCTTCTTCCAGTGCAAGCTTAACTTCCTCTCGAATGATCGCACTTAGGTCTTCAATATTCATTTGTTTATTTTCCTTGTAAAGAACATAATCCATTTCATCGACATATTCAGGCGCATTTCTCAACATTTGAACTGCTTCTTCGAAAGGCACAATCCTAACATCGTAAATAGGAAGTCTTTCAACGTCCCATTTCACCTCTTCAACATAGCCATATTTTGGAGGCACATCAGTCTTGAAAATGATTGCTACAATGTCTTCGCCGCCTAGGTGATTGGTCTGCACTTTGGGGACAAAATCTCCCCAAATCAAAGAAACTGCGTCAATTGTATCTGTTCCAAACTTCTCTATACCTTCGGGCTGTCGAAGTAATTCTCCCATTTCTCTGATCTTATAAGCTCTATCTCGCAAGGTAAAGTGTAGAAACACGTCATCTTCTACGTTTTTATACAGCGTATCTTCCAAGATCAAAACTTCATTAACTTCTGCTGCATAAAGAGCTTTTTTGTAATCTTCTGGCTCATCTGTGCATCCGACACGCTTACCGCTTTTTTTATAAACAACGTGAGTTCCGGAAGAACCATCTGATTTTTTGCACTTTGTTTTCCTGATCTTATAGGGCATTATTTTTCACCCTTTTCTTGCCATTCAAGGGAAACTTTGTCTTCTTTGATTGGCCCACCTGCTGCCCATGTGTAGCATGTTCTCGCACTGTGGCATTTGAAGTGGTGCATCCAGCAGTAACCCAAACGGCCATCCTTATCGGACACAGGGCCGGGCATACAATCATCCATTCTAGGTGAAATATCAAAAGCAACACAATTGCCGCATTTGGACTTTTTAGCCACGGCAGGAGTGGTGTTCCAATGTTCTGCGGCTCTTTCCCAATAAGCCTCGTCAGATAGGTTTAAAGGGCCGTATTGGATGTGTTCTGCCTTAATTGAAGCGTTTCTATTTTTGGTGTTTAGTTTCAGATCTTGTGTGGCAGGAGGGCATTTGCCTCCTGAAACGGGGAGTTTTTTGAGGAACTTAATCTTGATCATTATTGGACACCTTTTACATATTTATATATAAATAGGTGCTTTTTACTGATTTACTCTCGCAAATCCGTCAACTCTGTCAATATCAATTGTCGAGTCAACAATGTCCTTGAGAGAATCCATATGACTTATGATCAAAACAGTTTTAAAGTAGTTTTTAATCATTTGAAGTATTCTGGTAAAGCCTTCCAGATTGCTTTCATCCAATGCTGTTCCCGGCTCGTCTAGAATGAAAATATCACTCTTTGGAAGAGAAGAGACATTCAATAGAGCCAGCCTTATAGCCATGGCGGCAATGGACTTTTCGGCTCCGGAGCCTAATTCTAGCGGTCTAGGATCGTGCCCTTGGTGTTGAATAAGAATATTCAATTTCTTTTCTTCTGTTTCAAAGAAAACTTCGAAATCAACAATTCCTGTCAGGATCTTTTGAACCTCTTCGTTGATCTTTGGGAGCCTTTTCTTGATAATCTCATATGAGATGCCAGAGTTATGATAGCAAGTCATGAACAAATGATATGCTGCGAACTTCTTTTTATTTTCTTCATATTCTTCTGCCTCTTTTTTGACAGTTTCCAGCTTTTGCTCAATTTGTCCCTTAACAGTATGAAGGTGAATATATTCTGCTTCACAGGTGTTATATTCGTTTTCTTTTTGTTTAAGGTCTTTTTTAAGTTGCTTTTTTTCTTTTGCTAGGGCTTCCAAGTTTTCAATTGCTTCTCTGTTATCTTCGTATTCTTTAATGTCGGACTTCAATTCAGAAATAATGCTTTCAGTGGATGAAACCTTAGTTTGACCCTGAAGCACTTTGTTCTTCAACTTAAGCAATTCAGAGTTAACTTTGTTCTTTTTCTCAACTAATTTTTCGTAGTTTTGAACATACTCTTCTGCCTTCTTGTATTCGTCGCTGTCAATATAGTTCTGTGCTTCTTCTTTTTCCTTCTGAAGTCCTTTTAGTGCCAATTCCAACTCTGAAACTGTTGTTTTTGCCACAAAAGCGTCTTTAATGAATTTGCAAGTTTTGAACTGATCTCCACAAGGAACTTGATCAAGAAGAGAGATCTTTTTCTCTTCCATCTTCTTCTTGATTTCCTCTTGTTTTACCTCATTTAAGATCAATTTAACTTGCTTGGCTTTTTCTTTACCGACCTCGTAAGATTGGTAATATTCTTCCGGATCAAAAGTAGAAAGGAACTCTTTGATTTTATTCAAATAAGCACTTTTCTCTTCTTTCTGGCTTTCCAACGCAGCTTGGCTTGACTTCAAGGTTTCCAAGATTTGATTTGAGTTTTTCAACTCTTTTCTACACTTTTCAACGTTGATGATTTTTGCTGGAACTGACTTGATTTTGTGCTCTAAAAGAGAAAGTTCTTTTTCCATTTCTTTCTTCTCTTCTTTCAGAAGATCACAGCATTCTTTCTTCTCATCCAAATCTAATTGATTATAGATTAAGGCGCTTTCTTGTTCAAAAATCTCGTCTTTAAAGTTTCTTTCTTCTTCTTTTTTGATCAGAGCTTTAAGGTCTCTGGAGTCTTCTTTTGCTGCTTTGAATTTTTCTTCAAAAAACACCAAATCTAGGAATTTTGCCAAGATTTCCTTACGCTTGGTGGAGCCTTCGTTCACAAATTGCAATGCTCCATGCTGTGCCGACATTGATGTGATCAGAAAATCTTCAATTGAACCAATATATTTGCGAATATTTCTATCTGTCTCTGCTCTTGTGTTTCCGTTCAATTCTACAACTTTCTTCGCAGCAGGGTCAAAATAAGAGAAATCAACATTCACTTTTGCTTCGTCTGTTGTCTTTCCTTTCAGTTTTTTAACGTATTTTTCAATACTTCTGGAAATAGTGTACTCTTCTCCTCCAATGTCAAATTTAAGCTCGATGCTAGCATCTTCCTTGTTTTGATTAATAAAGGAAATATTCTTCTTTGCCGGCTTTGAAGTGGTGTTAAACGCTCCTAGGAGAAAAGAGTCAATAATGCTGGATTTTCCGGAGTAGTTTTTCCCAAAGATCCCGATGATTCCTTTCATTTTTTCAAAGTCTAGCGAGTTATCACCCCCATAGTTGAAAAGGTTTTCCCACTCCATGGATTTCATTTTCCAGTTTAAATTGCGAAACTGATCATCATTACCTTCAACCAGTGAATTGTACTTTGCATTAAGTTCTACAATCTTGTCCATAATGTCATCTTCAACTTCAAATTCTTCTAGATACTCTTTCATCAGTTTTTTCTGGACTTCTACATCTCGAAGGTTCTCAATCTCGTTGTCTTTCAGTTCAACGCTCTTTTTAGCCAATTCTGCTTTGCTCAAGTGAGTGACAGACTCTGCTTTAAAGTCAATTTTAGCGTCTTCAATGGCTTTTTTAAGGACATCGAGCGTGATGTTGCTTTCAGACACCAACCTGATCCTAGAGCCGGGCTTTGGCTTGGCGGATTTTGGAATTTTGCCTTTCTTTGTTAGCTTAATTGTAACAAAAGGTTTTGGGTTTTCCAAAAGAATATGCCGAACAGAAAACTTGTCCTTATCTTCAATCTCCCAAATCAAAAAACCCTTGTCATCTGTCTCGCCAAAGTTCTGTTGTACAGTCGAACCAGCATATCTGATCTTCCCTTTGCGATCGATCTTCTGATTTGTCTTGTGAATGTCTCCCAAAAAACCATAATCAAACTTTTTAAGATCTTTGATCTCAACATCACCGTGTTCGATCACATACCCAACGTCGGTTTTCGACCCTTTGACTGCTCCATGGTAAAGAGCAATGTTGATGCGATCGAGATCTTGTGTTAGATCCCAATTGTCTTCGTCAAAGATGCTCAACACATTCAGCGTAAAAGGCTCTGGAAGCCTTATTTTAGCCGCGTTCTTGATCAAATGGAGGTTAGCTATACCTAGGGCATCTACAATGGGAGAAATGGCATCCTGACGGCTTTTATTGCGTAGGTTTCCGTCGTGGTTCCCCAAGATAATATAAGTTGGTGCAATTTCTGCCAAGTTCTTGAAGAAATCAGAGCAGATTTCAACAAATTCTGGTGAGATTTGGGTCTTGGTGTGGGCAATATCACCACAATGAATGATATAATCTGGCTTTTCTTTTTTCAATTCTTTGTAAAGTTGCTTGAAAACTAGATCATACTCGTAGTGATATTTAAGGTTTTTGATATGGGTATCTGCGATGTGAGCGAACTTAGTCATTAAGACCTCCCTTTTTAACTTCTTCTATTTTTTCATTAATTTCACTTCTTACAGCATTAAACACTACCGGAGATAATCCGTGCAATTCTTTGAATGCCTTGTCTCTCCAGAGATCAACGTCTTTCTCTCTTTTATCAAACTCTTTTTCTAGAGCATAGTCTGTGTAATCTGGATTCATTCTTTTGAAGCTTTCTTTTTGCTCTTGGATTTCTTGTCTAGTGTCGACATAAACCTGCAAAAGAAAAGAAAGAGATAGATACATTGCAGACCTCATAAGCTTGAATGCTTGTGTTACACCTACAACAAATTGCAGAGTCATGTAAGCTAGAATACCACCTAAAAACCAAACCAGTTCATAAACGCCTTGTTGCTTCAAAAATTCAATCATTTGTGTCTCCTATATGTTAATCATTGAAAATAAAGTATCAAATCTAACTTCAACTGCTGTCATTTTTAGTCTTTGATATTCATATTTTGAAATGTCGTTCAAATCTTTCCCTTCTGGAACTTCTATTTTCCAAACGTCTACTCCATATTTGATCAAACTTGAGATAATGTCAAGCTCTTTTTTGTAAGCATCTGGATCTAAAGCAATAAAAACCTTCTTGGCTTTTTCAACAATCTTTTGAAAAAGGTCTGATCTTTCTGAGAGGGTTGATCCCAAGATCGGGATCATATTCTTTTCATGGATCGCATCAAAAACACCTTCAACCAAGATGATTGGTTTTTCCCAATCAATCAAAAGGTCATTGAATACAATATCTTTTGATGCTTTTGGGTTTTTGTACTTTTTCCAATCTTTTTCGTATGTTCTAGAGATAAAATAACTAACATCTCCCTCATCATCAAAAGAAGGAATGATTACTCTTCCTTTGTACTCTCCTGATGGGCAATATCCAACCTTCCATTCTAGGATCTTTTCTTGCGAAAAACCCCTTGATTTAAGATAATTCAGGGGCTTTTGAGAATAAAGGTCAATTGAACCTGTAAAAAGAGGCTTGTATTCTTTTGGTAGATCGATCTTTTGTTTGATCTTTTCTTGGACTGTCGAACCTGTTATGATCAGTTCAAAATCGCGAACATCGATCTGATTTGTGATCTTCAGCCATTCTTGTTGATTATCAAATGAGCCAAATCTTTTTAGAAGGTAATAGACGTTTTTACCGCTTGTGTCACAAACCCAGCACTTGAATACGTTTTTAGAGATGTTAACAGACATTTTTGGTTTGTGATGCTTGCAGAAAGGACAATAGAAAAGATGCTCGCTCCCTTTGGAGTAAGCATAATCTAATGTGTTTTTAAGGATGGATAGTTCTTTCATGTGTGGTTTCCTTTGAAAAAGTTACACACATTATATCAAGAATGGGGGGTGTTGTCAAGTGATTTGTTTTATTATGCCAGAGGGTAGTCTTCCAAGCTTCCCTTGTCTGCGTGGACCGCACCGGGATTGGGACCGTTGGCTAGGACTTTAAGTTGCTCAAGCCGGCTTAGGCTCTCGTAGCCCTTTACGCGAGGCTTCATATACACTCTTCTTAACCATTGATTATGCATTTTCAAGAAATGAATCTGTTGTTCATAGGGGCCGTCAAAACTGACCATTCTTCCTTTTTCCAGATCTTGCTCTGTCGCAGGTGGAAGGGGAGGGGGGTTTTCGAGTTTGGGCTCGGGAGGCGGGACATATCCATCAGGAGGGATACTATTGGAAATGTCGTAATTGGCCTTTAGCGGGGGCAAACCTCGTTCTCTTCGGTCGTGTGCCTGCCAATCGCTCATACTTTCTCTAACCAATTCTTCTTTGATGATCTTCATCAAAAGCTTTTTAGTGATTTTCATTTATTTGCTCTCCTTTTTAAAAATCCTGATTTTGCAATGACAATCGCATCTGACATATCGTAATAAATAGGTTTTGGATTTCCTTTTTTCGTGTATTCTGGATTTATTAGACCTTCTTTCACCAGAACTCCTAAAACAAAGGGCTTTGCCTTTTGGCCTTTTGGAACTTTGATACCGCAATCTTTTCTTGCGGAGGAAGCCGAAATGTATTCTGGTGAAATTCCATAGATCTCATAACAGAACCAAGATACAATCCCGTTGAAAGCAGATAATGTTGAAAGAACTTTCGCAGAGGAGAAGCCTGATCTAAAAGATTGCAAAGACTTTTCAATATAAATGCTATTAATATCATATTCTTTTTTTAATTCTTTAAGCTTTTCTTTTACTTTTTCTGCTTTTTCGTACATATTTTTGTATTTTCTAGTATCCACAGCAGAATTATAAACTATATTTTCTTCTTTGTCAAGTACACAAATTCCAGTTATGCTTGTGCTAACATCTAAACCTAATATCATTTAAACCTCCAAAGATACATTATACCACATTATAAATCCATTTTTAACTTAAATGTGAATGAATCTTTTTCTCTTTTTCTAACAGGGTTTGCCAAGTTAGCAACTGCGATCAGGTTCTTATATTCATCATAAATACCAATTTTGGTGATGTAAGTGATCTTTTCAAACGAACCGGTGGTTTGTGTGAAAGAAGAAGACACAATGTTCTTGATTGCTCTTTCTGGGTTTTCTTTATAATAAAGAGAACCTGTTGTAATCGTCGGCAACGTTGAACTAGAAGAGATAAAAGTTGGATTATTTGAATAATTCAACTCCCCTCTATTAGCGTGAGCTAACATAGTTAAGTTTGGAATCTTTTCTGTTGCTTGAAAGTCAAAAGTATAACTGGAAGATGGCGTTGAGATACCTGTAAAGGTCTCTGATAAGGCACTTCCATAGTAAATCCACTTGGGATTGTCATTTCCATCGCCAATGTAATCTTCTTGGTGGCTGGTATCCAAAGCCCAAGCCCCCGTAAGAAGGATAAATCCTTCATTATAAAGAACCAACCCTGCTACTTTGCCATCATTTGCTGCAATTGCTCCGGAAACTTGAACCAATTCGCCTCTTTCGTTCTTGTAATCTGTCAATTCCGCAACCATTGTGCCGGAAACATAATATTTCAAAGAAACAGAGCCTTTTTTAATGTTATTTCCAGTGATAATTGCAGGAATATTGATCAAATTAATGTTTTCTTCGTCCAAATTCCTTGTTCTATAGGTCGAGCCGGCAGGGATCTGACCTGAATAGTTGAAATGTGGGCTCATAGGGCGATAATAATTGATCGTATTCTTCAAAGAAAGCAGCTTGTGCTTTACAGTTGCATCAGTACTAGCAAAATAAAACAAACTGATCGACGAAGAAAGTGGATAAGACCCCGAAATAGAACCTGTGATCTGCTGAACTTGAGAAGAAGTCGGCAAACTGGACAAGGCAAATGTTTGATCGTACCTAGGATAAACAAAAGGATAGATTAAATTGCTAGAAGATCGGTTGACGTTTAGTTCATAAAGGTTGACATAGCCCGGTGGAACATTTGTAACGCTAGACGAGTAAGCTCCAGACATTGGCTCATGTTCATTAAGGTAGAGATCATTCTGATAAATGAAAAAATTATAGGAAGGTCTCGCTACCAAAGTATTAAGCAGGGTGTCGCCCTTGTTAAATTTATACAAAGACACTTTTTACCTCCTTAATAATTTAGTAGTCAAGGCGCACTTTGATTTTCAAGGCTTGTGCGGGGTTATTTTCAATTGGTTTGGAAAGTTTTGCAACTGCAAGAAGCTGATCTGCTCCGTTGTAAAGGCCAACAGTGGTGATATAAGCCTTGGGAGGAGATTGTGGGTCGTTTCCTTTAACTCTAATCTTGCTTCCCGTCAGGTAAGTCGGGTTGGCACTGAAGTTGAAATCTTCCGGCTCAATATCGCAGAAGTACATTGTTGAAACCAAGTTCGTAGTGTTGTTGAATGTCATATTGTACATTCTTCTGCGAAGTCCAGTTGCAACTTCTTCAATCGAGCCTGAAGTCAAAATCTCGTGAATATCTTCTTGTCTAGACGAAGAAGAAAGCCAAAGCAAGTTGTTGGTAGACGCACTCATAATCCCACCATTGGCAGATGGCATAAACATCGAAGCAGAAAGGACTGCCACGCCGGCTTGGTAGTAAATCAAACCACAAGGAGCAGTTTTATCTGTTGGATCAATACCAACACCATCCAAAGGAGTACCTGTGGAGTTGTTTGCGTAAAGAATACCGTACTCTCCCTTGGGGGAGTTTACTTTGTAAGAAGAAGTCCCATTAAGGTCTTTAATCTTAATTCTTTGAGTAAACGGAGCAGCATACCCAGCGTCCGATCCAGAAACGCCAAGCTCCAACTCAAACGTTCCTTTCTGAATTCCATCTTTTGCCAAAAGACGAGCAACGTTGATTGTGATTACTTCATCAAACTTTGCACCACCAGTAAGGTCTCCATCTTTATCGAAGCGATGAATGTTGTTGTTGATGTCAAAACCAACAAGAACTTGTGCCATTTCGTTGTAAATGTTGTTCTTTTTGGAGCCAGACACCTCTCCAGTGACACCATCCAAGTCGGAATTCGTACTATACCCAGCGGTCAAATCAAAAAGATGGTTTGCCGAGGAGGAAGCATAAGGATAGTCGTAAACAGATTGGAACATCTCGTGAGTATACTCTTTAATGTTCGAGGTTGTTCCTGCACCGTTCGGTTCTGCGTATGTCCCAGACACAATTGAACCGGTAATAGGGATAGATTCCCTTAATTTGGTTGTAATTGGTTGAGTTTTGGTAATTTTTTTAGTCGTACCAGCCATTTTTTATCCCTTTGAATTAAATTTCTTTGATAAATCTTAATGGAATATCCAATTGATATCCTGTAACTTTTGCTCGAACTCGAATGATAGCATCAATAAAGTAAAGATCGTCTGTCCCAGATGCTCCAAAAGTTGTTGAACTCATTGTTCCGCCAAGTTCCGTAAAGATTGTAGTGGAAGTAGTGAGAAGTTCGGAAGCTTTAATTTTGAATTGCAGGAAAGTTCCCCTTGGTCCCAAGATTGTCATAAATTTCGAATCAGTGTCGTTGCTGATTGGCTGAACGAAAACTGTTTCTCCACCATCAGACTCCAAAGACATATCATAAAATGCAACATTATCATCGTCAATAAAAGTCAGAGGAGCATTGACAGCGGTAGTTCCAACTGAAACTACGGAGCCAAAACGATTGTCCAGTTCAGCAACATAGCCAGTTTCAAAAAACTCTGGGCTCAAAGATTGCTTTGGTGAGATAAGGTCTGTATCTAAACCTTGATGCAAAAGAACAAAAGTGTCTTGTTCGGTTGGGTTTGCACCGGCCAGAACACCCTGAACAGTGGTGTTGTTGGTGAAGATCAAATCTTCTGTATTCTTATCAACGCAAACAGCAAAATACCCACCAGATGCTTTTTGAGTATTTCTTTGAAGTTCGTTCAGCTTCACAATCGGCATAAACAAAGTATTGTTGTTTGTCATTGAAACCAAACGGTACTTCAAGCCAATTGAACTTTCAGTAGATGCTTCAAAAACAGGCAACTGACGTAAAGAAGTAGACTCGGTTCCAGTGCTAGCAGTAGCATCATAAAGACTGTAATCAATCTCGTCATCGCCCAAAGCAAAATGCGTAATCTTATAACTTCCGTCTGCTCTTGAAAGCAGGTCTCTCCCTAGGTCTGTAAGGACTGCATCTAAAATAATGTCCCCACTGTTGTCAATAAAACCCATTTTTAGTCTCCTAATTTATAAAACTTAAAATAAATAGTCTTTTATTCTTCTTTTCGTTTAAAGAAGTCACTATCTTCTAGGATTGTTGTTTGTCCTAACTCTTGTGTTGGTGGTCTTTGACTTTCTGGTAGTGTGACCATGTTTTTCCTGTCTTCTTCATCCAACTTTCCATATCCAGCAACATCAGAGGTTGTCACAATATCACCAACGTATTTCTTTGTAAAGTCAAAATTAACATCGATCTTTTTACCACTTGATTTCGATGTAATCCTAACTTTAAACTTTTTACCCCAAGCATTATCCACTCCAGAACCCAAAGGCGCAACACCTCCAAGCCCCAAGCCATATGCTGATTTAAAGTTGTCAGTTATTTCTGTATCTATGATTGTATTTTCGAAGCTTGGTTTGATTTCCAAGTATTTTCTGAAAGATTGTGTGTACTGGTAGTAATCTTTGTCTTCCAATTGAACTACTTTAAACTCTGGGAATATAAACCCAGCTTGATCATTGACGACAACTTCATAAACCGGCGATGGATTTGAAAGGTTGTCGTGGACATCCATCGATCTAAAAGTGTAATAATACTTTTTATTTGGAAGCAAGCGGTCTTTATAGGTTGCTCCGGCATACTTTCCTTGAAGATTGATCTCTCTTCTTATTTTTTGATCAAAGTCTTTGTAGGACTTTGGCTTTTCTTCCAATCTAAATATTTGGAACTTTCTATTTTCATCGTCTGTTTTAAAAAGCAACCTTCCGTTCCGATCAGTTCCCTTGCTTTTGATCAGATTATTAAAATAATCTTCTTCAATGTCATTAAAAGGGATAGGCTTTTCATACATTCTTGTAGTTTGCGTTTTCAAACTAATAAAGATTTGATTGTTCTTTCCTTTCACACCAGAAAAATTGACTTCCGGATAGATTGGGGGATTTTCCAAAACCCTCCCTTCAATAGAGAATAATGGAACCTCCATAAGAACAATGTAATCTTCTACTTTAATCTCTAAAACATCAAAGGTAGTTTGATTCAAGTTCGCATTTTTGTACAAAGATAATTCTTTTTCTAATTTTGTAAAATCTTTTGATATCGCCAAAAGCTTCGTTTCAGACGTTTTAAGCTTGACACCTTGCAGGTTTATTGCTCCGGGCGTGAACTTGTCTAAAAATAGCTGCGCGAGGCTATTATCGTATTTAAAACTTCCCAAAAGAGAGAGCAGTTTTTTGCCCACTTGTGAGTCTCTGGGTATAGCTGCTGTCTTTCTATAGCTAAAAATACTCTGATTGTAGTAATGTTTTGCAACAACTGTCTTGATTGTGTTTAATTCTGTTACAGAAATCTTACTAGCAGAGTTAATCTTACTGAAGTCTAAAGAATTTTCTATCTTTTTTAACAAATTGTCAAAATCCAATTGAATATCTGCCAAAATTTCAAAAAAGATAATCTTGGATTTTGCATTTTGGAACGCCATTTTTGATTTCTTGGGAAAGTTATTGATGTAATCTTTTATAACTTGTGAAATAACTTTAAAATCATATTTTAATTTTTTACCTACAACTACAATCTTAAATTTCATAGTCTTAATAAAATCAATTACAAAATAACTCATAAACTTAAAAAATATACTAAATCTCAATTCGTCCGTTGTTTGAATTATATTACTATCTAGATAAGAATACTTCTTTGCTAATACAAGAGGATAAGCATTGATCTCGTACTCGTATTGTTTATCATACTTAACTTGTGCATCGAAAAAGTTCAACAACTTTCTTCTTGTTTTGCTTTCTTCTGCCGGTGATGGTAATATAAATGTTTGAAGTTGATTACCATTTCGATCTTTTTTAGTGATCTTATAAAACAAAATTTCGTGAGGGGTCTCGCTAGAGTCAATAAAGCACTGCTTTGCTGTTAAGCTGTTTTTATTGACCAAATTACTGAAACCTATATTTGCCGTCTCTGTCATAAGTTTTTGAAAAAAGCTGTATGTTGGATTTGTTTGATATTTTTGTATCGCTTCGCTTGACTCACCTAGAACAGTGACATCTTCATTGGAAGAGATGTTTAAGATATCGGATAATACAGCATTGTTTTGAACTTTATTGACTATCTTGCCATATTTTAAGAAAAACTCTGTCAAATCCCAAGTTTTATACTTCGTTTTATCCAAGGAGAAATCTAAAGGTAATTTTGCTTTCCCTAAATTTCCGAACTCAACAAAAGAAAGTTGAGAAATATACTCGAAGCTTGAAGGGTTTGCATTATTGATAAAATCGGACACTTCCTGATCGATAGACTGCCCCGGAGGAATGCCAAAAGCAGTTCTGGCCGGCAAATCTTTATCAGTTTTGATCACCAAGTCATACAAATTTAAATCAGTGTTTGTTTTTTTGAAAAGGTTTTTAAAGTCATCCAGATCATCTTCTTTCCCAGTAAGAGTTGGGGGTTCATATGGAAACTCCAAATAGAAACCAAAGTTTGCACCACCTCTATATTGTTCTGCCAATTGATTATATTCAATAACATCATCTTGGGTTACAACATAGTTTTTTGCTTTGTTTTTTGTAGTTTGTGGAGCACTTTTAAAGTAATTTTCTTTTGCCGGAAGATAACCATTTTGATATTCTTGAAAGCTAAAGTTTTTGGCAGTCATTCTACCTTTCAGTTCGTCCTCATTCCCGCCATACGACATAAGTTCCAAATATTCTTTATCAAAGTTTTTAACATCTTGATCTGTCAAACTTTCCTTCAAGAAAGAAAACATATGTGCATTTGGAATAATCCATTCTTCTTGATTTGTTCTTTCGATCAGCTTTTCATAATCTCTCAAATAAAGGTTATAAACAAATTCAGATTGAAAAGTAGAAATCCTAGGATCATTGTCAACAAACCCTGATTGATGGTCTGGTCTTCCAGAAGAGATTTGGTTTTGTCTCACCTCCTCTTGAGAGAAAGGCACATCTAAAACAAAGTTCAAATAAACAAATTCTTTTCCTTTAACGTATTTTTCAAAGTCTAGGAGAGCCTTACCTTCCGCAGTCGAGGGAACATCATATGATATAGTATTTTTATTAATTTCAAGCGTATAAAACTCTACCTGACTGGGTGCTGTCCTCTTTCTTAAAGAGAGTGTACCGTTATCTCTAGAGGTGTCAAATCCACCAAATCCATATTCCGAAGAGCGAAAGATATCAACACTGCTACCCAAAGAACCAAAATAAATGTCTTTGGAAATAATTCTCAAATGCTTTGAACGAAGGTTCTTGCCTTTTATAATATTCGGCTGTGATTCAACCAGTGTAAATGGCAAGAAAGTGCTCGGGCCGGTTGGAGACAAATCCAAGAAAAAGTCGGACTCTTCTTGGCAAATATTAGTAATTTTTGTATCAGCCATTTTTATTCTCTAGACCTCTCTTCTCTAATGAAGTATTCATTATAAATAGCAAATTGAGAATCTTTCTGGATCGGCTTTGCTCTAAATAAGTAAGTCTTTCCTTCTTCCAGAGGCTCGCTGTACTCTAGGAAGATGGGCGATCTCATAATATTTTCTTTGTTTGGGCTCTTTTGATACCCTGAAAGGTATTCCAATCTGACTGTTGCAGTCGGAACTTTTGCACCAACTTTAGAAAGTGCATCATTAAATGCAACATTCTCAAAAGACATTCCCAAATTATCAGAGAAAATAAACTTTTTGTCTCCTTCATCCAATCTTTCTAACTGTTTCAGTTTTTTATCCGGCTGTTCACCGGTGGTTGCCGATGGAATAAAGTTATATACGACACCTTGTGGGAAAGTCAACACCTCTTCTTTCTCTATTGTTTCTTGTTCACCAGAGAAAAGAACTTCCTCGCTATATTCAAACGCTTCATTGTAGCTAGCAGGAACAAAAATGTTTTTAAATACAAATTTAATTGGATCTAGCCTAACTTGTCTGGCTTTATTTTGATTTGATTGGTTTTTCACATTTTTAGTTTCTAAATCTTTTGCATTTGTCAACTGCTGCAAAGAAACGACAAAGTCTTCGATATTCTTTTGAAGATTTTTAAACTGCTCAACGTCTGTGTTATTCAGATTGTAGCTTTGCATAAACTCTTCCCTAGTGTAGGAAAGGCTTGGGCTATAAGTAACTTCTTCAAAAGAAAACATTTGTATTTCACCGGCTGAAATAACATCTGTAAAAAGAGTTATGGGTGTGGTATAACTTAAAACAACGTCTTCACCGGTGAATTGGTCTTCTTCTTTTTTGAAGATCTCTTCTTTTACTCTTTTTCTCTTCAAAGTAAGAGAGCCAATCGCAAAATCAGCTAAAAAGTTGGTAGTTAAAGCATCATAAACTTCATTTGCAACCTGATCAATGTCATTTTGCATACCATTTCCGCCAGTTTCAGCGAAACTTCTAGAAAACTCTTTTGTTACTTCATCATAATTTTCTTCTTTTTTGGCCTCTTCAAAGGCATTATTCAACAATCTTTGAGAATTTGTCAACCTTTTGATCAAAGTTTCCACATTCTGCCTGAATGTTTCTGAAATTTTAACTTCCAGCGAGTATTGATGACGACCAGAAGCTACTGTTGCGGCTCCCCTGTCATATATTTCAAATGTTTTTACTGTATTCCCTGTCAACCCTTTTTGAACAAAATCTAAAAGGCTTTCTGGAAGTTCTGAATGTTGTTTAATAAGCTCGAACAGATCCAAAGAAAACAAAACCTTTACATCTCCGCTCTTTTCCTTTGATAAATAAATATCAGAATTTGGAGTTGGGATTTGAATTGTTTGTATTTTCTTGTTTAAACCAATGTCCAGTTTTTTATCTACTGTTTTTAAATTACTTACAACCGGCTTCAACAGATCATCAGAGAGATCTTGTTTTGAGAACAAAACATCCATAAAGAAAAGCTGTCTGGGTGAGAGATTGTTTCTAACATCATCACTGACATCACCACTTGCATAGTATTTCTGATTTTGAGAGAAAAAAGAGAATGCACCGTTCCAAAACTCTTGGGAGCCATCATTAATATAGTAAGCTCTAATCCTTTTATAAGAAACAACTTCGGAACTAGATGTTTTCTCAATCTTTATTGCATCCCATAGTCCATTGTTTTCACTATTCAACATATCTAATACTTGATTTTTCGTATTGTTCAAAAAATCTCTGGAAAAGTCAGGCTGGCTGAAAAAAGTGCGAACTACGACATAATGCTCGTATTGGTCTGTTAAGAGCCTCTCTGGGATTTCAATCTGTGCTTCGAAGAAATACTTATTTTCTAATTTATTGCTCTTATTTTCAAGATCAGTTATGCTTAAAAGTGATTTCTTCTCTCTTTTAAAGTCGATTTGACCTGTATAGCCGACATAATCATCAAAAAGAGAAGTCCTTGTAATACTTTCATTCTCTAATTTGTCTGTGTTTGGTACCAAATAAGCTTTGAGTTTGAAATATTCTAGAAAATCTTCCCAAAACCACTCATCTGATAAGAAATCTCCGGAAACTTTAACTTTGATTGACAAAGTTTTGTTTAAAAGAGGGCCACGGTCATTCAACTTAAGATCAATAATCTCTGGCATAGGAAAAGAAGCGTGAATAGTCTTCAAAAAAGGGTGTATGTCCCCACCACCACTTGAAACTGGCATCGGAACTGGGTCAGCATCTTCCGCAGCGGGGATAAATCCTGCATTTTCTGCCGGAGATGGAGTAATAGATGGATCTTCTCCGGGTGAGAAAGTTGGAGTTCCAACAGATGGGGTTGGAGCGTTACTTGGCCCGACCCCGTCTGTTGAGGGAATCTGTATTGCGTCCATATAGTCATCAAATATCGACATTATTCACACTCCTCGTCCAACGTTGAAATAAACAAATCAATTCCGCCTTCTCCTAGGTTGTTATCATAAACAGACTCTGCTCCTTGTCGAGAAATTACTTCCTCACAGTTGATTGGATTTTTAAAGAAAAGTGTTGTGTCGTCTTTTTCTTCGTTTTTACAAACCAAAACCTCATCAACGTCTGCATCATATGATATATCTAAATAATAAGAAACAAATCCATTGTTAACTTTGTCTAATGAATCTAGAATTTCCGTATCAGGTTCAACCAAAAGATTGTTTTGAATTTGTTTTTCTTCTTTGAGAAACTTTAATGGTACTAAAAATTCAGTATTTGTCGCAGATACAGGAGTTTCTTTCAAATCAACAACTTCAAACACTTCAATTTCAAAGTTATCTTTCAAAGAGAGGGTGTTTTTCTCCTCCACCTTCAATAAAATCTTGCCTTCTTTGATTTCCAAAGTTGTTCCATCTCCAAAAACAACCTCTGAATTAAAGAAAGCACTTTCCTCTCTCTCGCAAGGCTCCAATTCATTAAATTGATCAACGTTTTCAGAACTTGGTCTAACTTCATATTGAATGCTTTCTCGATCAATATTGATCTGCGGGATTGGAATGTCTCTGCTTTCTGCTGATGCTGTTAGGAAATTGTTAGATCCTGTAATCTCTGCTGAAAAACAAGAAACAGCCCAAGCAGGGGCGTTGTTATTTGTATTTCTAGATGCCCCAAGTTGGTTTTCAAACGTTGAGTTGAAATCCATAAGTGGCAAAACGTTTTTTTCAAATTCATCTGGAATAAGAATGGGATTTTTTGCAAAACGATCTGCTTGTTCATAATCGTCAACATCTTTCATAAAGATTGTTTCGTTTTTAACACGATATTGAACATCGTTTTGAACTTCTGTTAAGCCACCTTTCGCACCATCATACATAATTCCATCATCAAAAAAAGCATAATAAGCTGGTTTCATCATTCCTTTGGAAAGTAATTGACGACCATAGGAAGTTAATTGAATTTCCATAACTTCTTCTTTTTTATCAAAAAATTCCATTATTCTTCACCTTCCAAAATCTTTCCAAGTTTGACACCTGCTTCTTCTGTTGTATCTTTTGGCACAATTTTAAGAGTTGCTTCCACTTTTGCCATCTCAACAATGGAGCAGTAGTCGTATGGCCAGTTGTAACCATAATCGTCAATTGCTGTCTCTCTCAAATTAACTACATCTAAATAATCTTTTCTTGCTTTTTGTTTAACTTTAAAGATCAACCAACGAACATCTGATGGGATCTCTTTTCCATGGAAGAATTCATCTTTTCCAGTCATATGCTTGATTGTAACTTCGTCAAATTCTTCATTTCCAGTCAAGGAAGCGTCTGGCATAACACCTTGCCACATATAGGCTAGGTCTTGTTGGTCGAATTCAACATCAAATTCAAAAAGATACATAACAAAAGGATTGATATCTCTATACTTAACAAAGTTGTAGTTAGGCGGAATAACATAGTTTTGCATTCTTCTATACATTCTTGTTAGCGTAGTGTCTTTATTGTCTTTTATCTGCTGCTCCAAGACATCACGGTCAACAGAGAAGAAGTTTTGCTTTTCAATAACAGTCAAATCCGCTTCTTCTTGTGAGATATTTTCTCTTTCCAAGAAAGGAATAGCAACAATTGCTTCTTTGATAACAGTTTTTTCTGCGATTGCTCCAATTCTTTTCTTTTCTGGTTTAAAACCCAATTGATCCGCCAAAGAGCCGGTATTGTTTACTGCAAAGTAAGAACCGGAAAAACTTGGCAAAACAGAAAGGAAGATACCTTCTTTTTCGTTGGTTGGCAATTCACCCAAGCCACTCCACATCCCACGAGAGTGGAAAGCAACCGCTTCTTGTTCGTAGAAGTTCAAAACGGGGCATTCATATTTAGTAGAAATTCTCCAAGATGCCTTGTTCGTATTCAAAGGTTCGCCAAGCTCAATTGATACATCGGCTTGTGGTTGAAATACGTTGTTAATATTTAAAAGGTTGTCCGTTAAGACATTTGTCGTCTCAATTGATAGATCGGACGTTGAAGAAAGTTCTTTTTGCCGAACAACTGACTGTAAATCTCTTGTCACAACCTTGATATCTGGCTGTGTTATTTTACCCAGTAAATTGACACTCGAAGAGAGAAGCATTTGATAATCAATAGCCGCACCATTGTAAGTTGCAGTTCCCTCAATTGGATCTCCATCCAACCCTTCGTTAAAGTAGGTGATACTAGAACTTCTTTGAACTTCTTCTAATGTATATCTTCTAGTTTCTGTCGGTGTAAATGCAACCCTAGCCACACTCTTCCCATAAAAATAAGGCGGAGTATAAGGCGCATAAGATGGATCAGAAGCTATGTAGGAAGCAGAAATGTCCAACCCAGCATTACCACCTGCATACCATTCGCCATCGGTGCGATCGACACCAAAAGGAGGACCGAATGCTCTTCCTTTTCTTCCCGGATCTGTAAAAATTGTCTGTAAAAGGTTAGAGCCTGTTCCTTCGTTTTCAACCCAAATCTCGTTAAACATGACATGGTTGGAAGTTTGTTGCAAAGCGATATCCATATAATAAGTTTTACCGGTCTCAAACAATTTAAAGTTTTCTTCGACATCGGACACAAAAGAAGTAAAGCTTTTTTCTCTCAAAAAGAAGTTGGCAGACTCTGCCAAGTAATTGTTCATTGCCTTTTCATAAAGATTAGAAGCCTTTGTCCCATCCCATTTAAAAGTCACAAAAGGTCTAGATTGACCTCCAAACTCTAGTGTGCCAGTGACGAAACTAGGGCACAAATAAGGAATGTCCAAATTAGTTGGAAACTTGTTCAAATCTGTCAATGCTTCAAATGGAACTCGAATTGGATCACCCATTCCAGTAATCACGTTTGAAGAAGATGGAAAATGGTCAAAGTTTCCTTTTATAAAGCTAGTGTATGAATCTGTTGCCCACCCTTGCTGGCTTTCCAAGAGAAAGTCAACAGCGATACCGGACTTGATAGTATTAAAGAAAATGCCGGGGGCGAAGAAAGGTTGCAGCGCGGCTTGAAGCATTGCCGGCCTCATATTGGCATTGATTTGCTCTTCATTATATAATGACGTTCCGTATAGCTCGCCATCTGTGGTGCTGGTCTTGAATATCCCTTTTGCCGAGTTTTGGTTTGTCTCAACCGCGCCATGCTCTGTGCTGGTATATGCGGTTAAGTTTGGCCCAACTGATTGAGAAAACAGTGTTCCAAGCTGAACCGAACGGTTCATCGGATAAAAACCTTGCTTTGGGAGAAACTTTTTCACGCCCTTACAAGTAAGGGTTACCTCGCCTGTTTTTCCTATCTTATCGTGATCTTCTTTAACTACTTTAAAACCTTGCAAAAATTCAGTATTAACATAATCTTTATAAAAATCTGCGCTGTAATTGGAAGTTTCAGTTTCAGCACTTGAAGTGGTGTTGATTGCACCTTTTAAATCCAAAAACTTTTTGTTTGTTGCTCTAAAGTTTGCACCTTTCTGATCAACATAGTAAGGCATATGCTCTGAAATGTTGAATTCTGGTACAATAGCGTAGTCATCCGTGAGAAACTTAATACTCTCATTATACTCTGCAAAAGAAGCAAAGAAAGGCTCTCTCTCACTCAAAGCAGGCACTCTGTATGTGTGCCCGTGGTAGGGAGTAATCTCCCTCAACTGATAAACCGAGCCCGTTCCAACCGGCGATTTAACCTTATTAACATAAGATAAAGATGCAGTTGGCAAGTAGTGATTATAGATGCCATCGGCAAACAAAGAAGAGGAAACAGACGCTGTAATTGTAATACCCGCGACTGCTAACTCGTCTAATCCAAAGTCCACAAGGTATTGTGCGTTTTTCATTGCTCGCCCAGAGCCAAAAATACCTTCGTTTTTAAAGCCACGGTTGTTCAAAGGAGCAGCGTGTCCAAATTCTTTTGTTTGATAAAAATAATTTTCTTTATACTTCACAGGAGTATAGAAAGCATAAAAAGAAGAGTTTAACTCTCCATCTTCTTTTGAATAGACAGTGCGAACATTAGGGCCAGACGTCTCTACCCAAGCACCCTCCTCGCTGGAGCTAACCTCGACAGAGATATTGTTGCCTCCATTGGGGGTGGTCAAATAAAGACCCAACTTATGAGAGTCTGCCGGCGAAGAAGAGCTAATAATCAGATGCCCAGCAAGAACGTGTTGCGAAACGATCGGGTGTTGGTTGATCGTATTTGCCAAATATTGTAAACTTTGACCATACTCTGTATGCCTAAACCAACTATTATAACCATCATTATCTGTTGCTGACGCTGTTAATTCGTATGCTGTTTCATTAATGGTAAAAGTTACTTTATCACCAACAGTGAATGTAGCCGGTAACCCGCCCAGTCCTGAAGTTCCAGCGTTTGCAGATGCTATATAGAACTCTTCGCCATCGAAGTAGCGATCTTCTTCCGGTGTAACCGCATAATCTGACAATGGAAACACATTTTCAGAATAAATTGATTTATGACCCATTGAGTTTTTAGCATTAGTATAAACTGGTGCTTTTCGCACTTCAGCATCCAAACGACCGCCACGTTTTCTTATGGTTTGCTCACCCTCTTTTTGCCAGAATGTATTAGCAGTTCCCAAAATGTCTAGCAATTGCTCACTGGTTGAATCATAGTTTGGCTTATCTCTGTGAGAACTCACGCCTTCAAACTTTTCTTTTGGCCAAACTCTTTCTGAATATTCGACAGAAGTCCATCCTTTGATTGGGTTTCCATCAATCTTTGCATTGTTAAGATAAAGTTGTTTTACTTTTTCATATCCAGTATCAACTTTCACATTGTCTAAATTGAACTTCGCATTCAATTCTCGGTTAGAGAATGAAGCCAACTTTCCGGCATACGAACTTTGAACTTCAATAAATTCTTCTGCCTCTGTGTTCAAAACAAAGACGTGACGAATTGGTTTGTACTTTTTGATCACTAGGGGCTCGGTATAATTTGTGAACGAATTGGCAACCAAACCTTTTTCAACAACTCTCTGACCATTGGAGTTTTCCAACTGCAAAATCGGAAGTCTATCATCAACAGATAATGTATTATTCTTTTTGTGTGTCCGTACAACTAAACTATCACCATTTCTAGTCTGAAGCCAAGTGTTGTAACCAAACTTTCCAATAGAACTAAAATAGTTGTTACTGGCAGAAGGCGTTTCTAGTACCACTGTTGATGTGTTTGTGTTAGAATTAACCTCTGCTCCATAAATGTTTGTTGCCGAACCGGGACTTGCAACCCAAGAAAAGAAAGTTTCCGGCTTGAATGTAATCTCTTCCGAACCAGTCTGGTTCAAAAGAAACTCCAAGTTTGAAGAAGAGTAGCTTTTTTCAATCCAATCATACTGCAAATCAGACGCTGGGATGGGGTATTGAACAAATCCATTATCAAAGAAAGATTGCGTTACAAATCCGGCTGCTGATGTGACGTATTCTTTTCTTGGGTTGCGATAGACACCCAAAAAGTAAGAACCATCTTCGGGATTTGCCAAGATTGTTGGATCATCATCTGGCGCACTGTAAATCTCATCCAAAGCTTTGCGAACAATAGCGTTTCTATAGTTCATATTGTTATAGACAGAGTATTGACTTGTCTCAAAATCCAAATAACCCAAGGAAGTTACTTCATAACCGCCGGGAGCAGCAAATCTAGTTCTTATAAACTGGGGCTGCGATAGTCTTGTTGGCAAAGTATAATCAACAACTCCGGAGATTTGAATGGAGTCCGTTGTTGTAACAACGGAAGCAAAAGGATCTAGGAAGTAATCGTCGTTTCCTTTGATCTCTGTGATCATTACCGAATGGAAACCATCAGAAGCGACACTTCCTTTTTGGTCTTTCAGGAGGGTTCTAGGAACGCCAATTGTATTCAATTGATCCGAGCCAGAGATATAAAGTTTTCTGTTTACATTGTTGGTGTTTATGCTCGCAATGTTCTTCACCGTTCCCGAAAGGAAAAACGTTGATTGAGCCCCCACAGATGCAGACAAAAATGAACTAGCAGTCAGCGGATTAGCATTTTGCAAGTTCAACGCCTTGTTGCCTTTTGTTGAAAAAGGATAAGAGTTTGGCGCAGCTTGTATTGTCGTCTCATAAACAGTCTGTGGCTTGATTACAGGCAGTTTATGTTGGAACTTGTTTCTTTCCAAAACGTGACTTTCAATAACATTCCAAACTGTGCTTGAAAACTCGGCAGTCGCAGGGATCAATTGCTCGATCACCATTGCAATACTGGTATCAACCCACTTGTAGTAATCTAAAAATCTTTCAAAGTCCAATTCGTTCTGGACTTTGTTGAAGAAATATTGCCTATACTTCTTCAATTGTTTATATTCTGGCCTATATCTGTTTGCAGTTTCACCAACCAAGTTGTTGAAGTCTTTCAAGGTCGAGAAGTATTCCAAAATACGATCATCAACTGCTTTGTAAAAGCTTTTTTCTGCTGCAAAGTAATAGTTGATGGGTCTTTTATCCAAAGAAAACACATCATCGTCTTGCGACAAGATGGAAATCATCTCATTGGAAGATACTGTATCATAAGGTGCTAACTTGTAGGTTGCAACCTTTTCTTTCTTAACAACATCTGTAGAAGATGCTTCGAAACCAAAGCCTTTTCCACTGTGGTAATACTGATTTTCTGTATCTCCTTGGAAGTTTCCAAGATCATTTACAGTAAAGTTTCCGGAGGAGTCTGAACCTGTTACGGTCTCAAAATCCCAACGCAACATCAAAGTATCAATGTTCTTAACTTTCGTTGGATAGTTTGAATCCAAGAGATAAGCGTCTCTTTCGCTGTTCGTTATCCCGTAATTGTGAAGATCTCTTAAATGAGATTTCAAGTCATTATCAGAAAGGTAGTTATACCAGAAATTGATATTTGAAATCTTCGCAAAAGAGTATCCGTTTTGATAAACAGAGCCAGTAAAGTTCTCTCTGTGTGCTCCAACATAAAGTCTTTTTGATGCTTCGGAAAAAAGAAGGCCTTGTACTTCGCTTACTGATGCTGTTACTTTAAATTCATTTTCAATGTAGTTTGTTGAAGCATTATAGCCGGAAAACTCCAAGAGATAAGCATCTGCGTCAACATCAAAAGCGCCCGACACCCTTTGTGTCAGAGGGTAATTGATATGTTTAAAGCGAACTGACACGTTCCAGTTTGTATTTGTGAAAAGATCTTTCACAGTGCTGCTGGTTAATTCAATATTTGCACCACCAACTGAACCAGTCAACAAGAAATAACCATCTGGTGTCTTCAAAGTTGGTCTAATAGCGTGTGCTTGAACTTGATTTTGATCACTTGCCAACCAAGTTAAATCTGTCTCGGCCTGTGTTTCGTCAACATCGTGAAAGCCAAACAAAGAACAAGTCAAGTAAGAATTTGTTATCGCTTGATAATAAAAGTTTGCTCCAATCTTATCAGAAGGTAGCGTCAAACAAGAATCAATTGTAATCGGGGTGTAGTAATATTTACCAACCCCAGAGCCTGAAATAAATGATTTGCTTGGCTCTGCCGATGAACTAAACTGATGAATGGTTGCCGAGTTGTTGTCTGGATCTTTAAAGTTGATTTTCTTTTTGTTGTCCATAATCAACTTTGTATTGTCTAAAATCTCGTACTGTGCGTTGTTCGAGTAGAGATTAATATCCACAATCTTTTGTGAGATGCCAAGACTATTCAGGGTATTTCTAAAAGAGTCATAAGTCCCTTTGGACTTGTAGATGTGAGTTAAGTTATTGTAAAGGTTTTCGTAGATCTTGTTTTTGATCTTTGTTAGATCAGTTTGATAATCTGTTTTTTCGTTTCTGTTGTAAAGCTGTTCGACAATATCCATATCAACGAACAGTTCCGGAACCAACATACCTTTGTCAGAAAGAAGCCTGTCCCCAAACGGAAGAGGCTTGACAGAGCCGGAAGTATATTCAACAGACTTAATGTCTTTCAACTCTTCAATTTGAAGATAAAGTGTATCCAGATAGCTTCCCATTATTTGAGTTAAATGACGAAGGTTCTCTCCACCATAAGACTCATCTTCTTCAATAATCCAAGAAGGAAGCGAGAAGAAAAGGGCTGATGTGTTTAGGTTGTCGTGAACCGAGCCGCTATTTTCCAAGTTTGACTTCAAAGTCGAAACATCAGGGTGGAAAGAATAGATGATTGGATCTTTGTATTCGTACGAAGATGCGCTTGCTGAAACGATTGCAGAGCCAACGTTGCGATCGCCTGCTTCATATCCTGTCCAAGAACCGTTGGAAACACGCCCAGAATAGTCCAAAACGGTCTTATCCGTGTCTGTACCTGTCACACCCTCGTTAAACTTAAAATAGACCCCTAGGAGCGTGTTTGCGTCATCAGTGTTTGTCCCGCCACCAACTTGATTGTTGTAGTTTTGGAAAATTTGCTTTGCATTTCTTTCTGTTTTCCAATATCGGAACTCGTCAAACGAAGAAGAAAGAACTTTACCGTAGCCAAGCATCTCTTCGCCGTGATAAACATTACCAGAAGGCGCATTGACAAGAGCACCAATGTTAGCAGACATCTTTGCGGCTGTTGCATCGCTAAATGCTGTTCCTAAAACCTTCTCTTCGACGTACTGGCCATCTCTATAAAACTTTGTACTGACACCGCTGGATGCAGAAGCAAAAGAAACAGCGTAATGGTGCCAATTGTCGTCTGCAATGGCCGCTGTTGTTAAATTTCCAATCTCTTCTTGGAAATATCCGACTGTTCCGGACTGGCAAGTGACCAAAAAGACGGGATCAGACGGTACTGCGGAGGCTGAAAGCTCGATTGTGAGCCTTCCATAGTCCGCAGAGGACGACAAATTGTTGTTCCAAAGATCAAAAAGCACTTCTTTTTTGGTCAAAGCGTTGTTAAAAGCACCTTTTTTCAACCAAAATTCAACAGTTACGCCATCTTCAAGGTCTAATTTAAGGTTGTTTTCTCTGTTTTTTGACGCTTTAAACAAGTTTGCTTTGGATTTTGCTCGATCACCGTCAGGGTCAAAGCCCAAATGCGGCCCGCCGGTAAATCCAATGTATTCTGACTGTGTTGATAAAGAATAATCACCTACAGTAGCGTCTTGCGTACCCCAGCCATCACCCAAGACAACGTATCCGTTTGTTCTAGGATAGAGATTTTCAAAAATGTATTGATCTAAATAAGTTCCCCTGTTGTACCAATCTTCTCTTTCGTACAGAGAACCATCATAAGGATAAGAATTGTAGATATATTCAACAGAAGTTCGATAATATTCTTCTGCCAACCCATACCTAGCAAAGTTTTCTGGCTTTGAAAAGTCCGTTCTTGGTGTGAAAGATTTTTGAGTTTTAATCTTTTCTTTGATGAAGTCTTTGGATTCCACTTCTTCTTTCAATTTGTCATAATTGGCAGACGAAATGAACTTATTTGGATTTTGTTTTTTGAAAAGGTCTTTTTTACTCATTATTGTCTTCTTCTACTCTAAATTTGAAGATGCCTTTTTGCTCTTGGTAATCACCAACAGCATCATTGTAAAAGGCAAATTTTAAACCGTACATATATCCGGGTTCTAACATTGACATGTCCAAGTCAAAGTAGTTGCCTTCTGAATCATAGGACATAAGAGTGTGATTTGTAGTGGAGCCGGTGCCGTGACCAATAACCTCATAGTTGTCTGCTACTCTTATCACTTTGTAAGAGGCACTAACAATCGGTAAAGTTGATTGGGCGGCAACCGCTCTAGTATAAATATTTGGGTTCCAGTTTTTTTCACGAACAAAAAGTCTAAATTTTCCAGTTTCTGATGTATCATATGACTTTTTAAGATTGGTAACATTGATAACGTATTTTCTATTGTCGTTGTAGCCAAGCGCATCAAAGGTTTGAGGTGAAATTGACCCTGTTTTGAACTCCACCCCGCCAGAGTGCCAAACATCATACAAAGTGGCGACAGGCGTAGAGGCTGCTGTAACGGCGAATGAGGCACTATAAATCCCAGTTGATACCCAGCCCCCAGTTACATTGAGATCATTCGTAGAAACCACTCCTCCGCCCGCTGGAAGCAATAATTTTGAACCAGACGGGGCAGTGTCATTGGAAGAGCCTGAATAAAGACTGACAAGAATGGCTCCTTGGCCAACAGATGGAATATTTGCCAAGCGCCCTCTAACGTAGTTGTAGAGGTAGATCGTATTAAGGTTGTCAGCAGCAGGTGCTAGCGAAGACGAATAAAAGAAATAATTGCGATCATCTTCAATTCTGGAGTCCCACCTTGCTTCAAGGATTGGCCTTCTATAAAAGAATTCGGACTCTCTTGCAAAAAACTTTTTTGTGTAGTAAGATCTTTGAGCGCCATCCGTATTATGTATAAAAGAACTTGAGTTCTGCCCAGTTGAGGAGGAATAGTAAGCTTCATAAGAAGAACTTAATCTTACCCCAACTCCATAGTTTGTTTTTGTCCCATCTAGCCACTGTTCTACTAAACTTGTAATGTCAACTTCAATGTTTTCTGTTCCTTTTCTGCCAAAAGAAGCAGTGTAAGAAGGCGAAGCGTGATAATCGCCACCAACAGAAGTCCAAGCAGTTCCCAGAGAAGCAGAAATCCAGTTTGAACCTTCCAATTTGTTGTAAGTTTGGTCTGTATAGTTATCCATATCCAAACCTTCACCCTCTTCCCAAGATCTAGAAACCGCTTGAATGGTCATTTTATAGTCTCTTGGAAGAGTTTCAGAGTGCTCTGCGTTAAACATACGAAGATAAAAAGAAACAGAGCCGGCTGCTGGAATTTTTCCTGCTGTTCTGTCTGCCGAAACAGTTGTGATAGGGAAGTTAACCAAAACTCTTGATAATTCTTGACTTTCTCCAAAATCTGAGCCTGAAATTTGATCATAAATTGAAAAAACTTCAAGAATGTCGGCTCTACCCATGTTAGAGACAGTGCCCCTATTAGCTAAAATCAAGCTTGAATCAAAAGCATTTGTAATTGTATTGTCGGCATCTGCTAAATATCTTTTAATGGCCATTACTTCACAGTTCCTTTAATATCAGATTCAGGGAATTTAATTTCAAAAACAGCATTATCAGGACAAACCACCACCCTACCGTCAGAAGTGAGAGCCTCATCAATGCTTAAGAATAAGTCAGTGTAAGGAGAGCCAAACTTTGAGACAATTTCAACATCTAAAACGTCTACCACTTCTTCCAACTCTTTTAAGCTCTTGTATACTTCAATAATATTGAAATTTTCTCCAATATCGAACTTTCTTTCGGTTAAATCTTCTGTTAATTTGTCGATGCAAAGCTGTAAAACATCAAATTTGTTTGTGTCTTCCTCTGCCAATACAGAAAAATTAATACCCAAGTTTATAATCTTCGCATCAAAAACATCAACAGTGTCATTGATCATTTTGTATCTGGACAACCAAGTGCGAAGATTGTTTTTCAAAACAGAAGAGGCTGTTGAAAAATTGCCTTCTGTATCTTCTGATAAGATGTATAAGTTTAAATTTCTTTTTTGAGAGTCTGAGTCTCTCACTGCATTTGCTCTTTTCACAGCACCCAAAGAAGCCGGCATTAAATAAGAAAGATAGATATAATCTTCTCTTGTTACCGCTCTGTTCTGAGTTGAAAAGGAGCCAATAACTCGCTGCCTTAATTCATCTGCTGTAGGCGCTGAAACGTCACCTGAGATTGCTTTTTCGTTGTCCACCTCGACCCCGCCGCGAACATCTGAAACTTTTGTTTCGTCCAACGTTTCTTCGTCATTAAACTCCAAAGTGGTAGACAAAACTTGATTTACTGCTCCAACAGAGGCGTTTGAAAGAACTTCGTTGTTCACAAGGTAAGTAATATCCAGTGTGGTGTTTGATGGTCCAATTCCCAACTTATCATGATAAGACAAAACATTTGGATCAAAATAAGTTGAAGAAATGTAATTCTTTCCTCTTTGTTGAAGAGCAACAGAAGAAGGATCAGAAATCTGATCATTCAACGTATCCGATTCACTTCCGCCTCCAAATTGTAAAAATACCTGACCAGTGGATGTTCTTTCAACCGTAAATCTTCTGGGTACAACCAATGGCTTTAAAATGTTTGGAACCATGCTGTTTGTAGATGTATCTTTATTTGAAAATGCTTTGTAAATAATATCTTGTGAAAGAGAATCAACCTCAAAATACTCATTCCCCTCGGTGTCAAAAACTGAGATGATTTCAATTATTTCACCTTCAACATTTTCCCCAACTTCAATTTTATTGAACGCCTCAAAGCCTTCAATCAGAGCCGCCTCAGACTGTTCCGTCCCCGAGACGACTTCGCCGGCTTTTCTTAGAACATAAAAAGTTGGAACACCAGTTGTCTCATCAACCTTGGAAAGAAGAATATCTGCGTTTGTATCATTGAAGTTAACATCATCAGTTAGAGTAAAAACACCGCCATCGACAGACGCAAAGGTGGAGCCTTTCTTGACAATCGGAAGATAGTTTGTATTTGGAGTTCCATCTGTATTTGCTGGAATTTCAACATAAATTTCAACCAACCCAGTGGAGACCCCAGAAGCAGAATAGCGATAACCCATTTGCTTTCCAATTTTAAGAATGCTTTCTTCTTCCAAAGCTGTTTCCAAGAACGTTTCATTCGCTTGGTAATCCAAAAAGAAAGAAAGAGTGTCACCAATATAAGAAACTGTATCAATCATCAAAGAGCCGAAACCAGAAGTGTCGAAATCCTGAAAAGTATCTGGATAATATCTTCTTGCGTGGTCAACTAAAGCTTCTCTAATTGATTGAAAATCTCTTGCTGTGTAGTCAATTGGTGGTCTTTTATTTTTAAAAGCCATTTTTTGTTTCCTTATTCTTCTGCTAATCCAATAGAGACAGAATCCACCAGATCAATCTCTGGAATGGAATATGTAACTTGAACAAAAATCTTATTTCTATCTGTTTCAACCAAGTCAAAACTAACTTCTTCCAAATCAACATAAGGAAGATAGCTATTAACTTGTTCTATTATCCTTCCTTCAAAATCTAAGAGCATATCTTTGTCAGAAAAGTTCTCAAACAACATACCAGATAAGCCAACCCCAAACTCTGGAATCATAACTCTTTCTCCGGGATTTGTTAGCAAAACCATTTTTAGATTTTGCCTTGCTAAATCTCTGATTTCTTCAATGTGTTCAAACCCCGGCTGTGTTTTATCAGGCAGTAGAGGTAGTTTTGGAGTGTATTTAGGCATCTTCTATATCGTCCCTTTTCACAACTTTTGTCAGAACAATGTTTTCTTCGACTTCTTTGTGATCTTTTCCAACCATCACAGTGCCATCTTTGTGTATGTGGTATTCACCCCTATAGTTTTTACCATCAGGTGTTATATATTCACCGCCTTTGGTGACCCCGTCTGACACTCTTGGGTTCTTTAATAAATACTTTCCTAAAAGATCTTTACACGCTTTTTGGAAATTTTCTTCTGGCGCTTTCAAAAATGAAATCTGCCCTTCTGGGATGTCGAACAATTGGTTTTTAAGTTTCTCTACCTGCTCCTGTGTTAGATCTAGGCCAATCAAAATCGATTCAAATATAATATATAGAACAAAATCAACCACATTCAAAGGAGGTGGTCCCAAAGCTGCGTTTGTAATCGCAAAAGGAGCTACCGGCGGGTTGAACAGGTATTTAAATGCTTTATTTTTAGAGATTAATTGTTGTTGAGTTGGTACTCTATCTGGTATATCTGCTCCGAAAAGAGAACCAACTTTCCTAACACCCGATTCTATTTGATTGGCTGCTTGAAAATATTTTCTCACTACCAACCCAAGATCGCGAGCGGTCTTTGCTCCAAAAGCGACATGTTGCTCTTTCATTTCAACATCATTCATAAATGATTTAATTTTACTTTTCAAAGTAAAAAGAGCAAAGTCAAACAATTGTTTACCCACTTCTACTCCGACTTGATCCCAATTGACTGACTTGATATATTGTATATCGCGGTCTGTTAGGTAGTTAATTTGGCCCACTTTTAAATCAATAATGTTATTTGCTCTTTGCAAGGGATCAACATAGTTCAGACTAAACACATCGGAGTTTAAATCTTTTATAACATTGTTGATATGATCTGTGTGTAGGTTTAAATTCACAGCAATGTGTGAAAGGTATTTCCTAATTGGTAACGCTTCTTCAAACACATAACCATATTGATTCGTGAATATGTCTTTCTTTATGTCTTTCAAAAATTCTTCTTTAACACAGTAGTGAAAGTAATCTTCAATATTCAAATTGTTTCGAACTTTTCCATACTTTTTTTCATAATTCCTTCTCAAAGTTCCATTTTGGAGAATGTCAGAATCATATTCTTTTTGATAAATCGGCTTCTTTTCAATTATGAAACTTCTAGAATTAGAAATATTATTTAATTTCGCAACATATTCCAAAGATTTATCCGCTTTTTTGGCAAGGAATTGCTCCAATTGCTCCTCAGATTCTTTCTTATCTTTGGGATAATTTGCCTTTAAAACAATAGGCGGCTGGTATTCGTAATTTGTTGTTGGATTGTTGCTTTCCCCTAATTCAAAAGATTGTTTGTACGACCGCGACCTAAAGAAAGAGCCAAAGAAAGAAACATCAGTGCCTTCTAGGTTTTTCCACTTTTCAAAAAAACCACCAACACTGCTGTTTGGATATTCAGAGAATGTGTAAAACACATCTTCGAACTTTTTGTTCGAACCTTTATCAAAGGTTTTTCTTTTAAGTTTAAAATAAGAATTCTTTCCAAAAACATCTTCAATTAAAAGATTTTCTTCTAAATCGTGTGCATTGTATGGTTGATTGTCTGAGTCTTTATTAATATCTAGCGGTACCACAAATCTGAACCCGTCCACATCTTTAAAGCCAGATTGGTTAAAAGTTGTTTCTTCAAACGGGAAAGCCTTCCGGACAGAAACTTTAAACTTTCCTGCTGTCTTTTGACTATAACTGATCGTTGTGACAAGAAAATAGTTTCTTCCTAATTGACTGTCGATGTTTCTTTTCAATTCCTCTTTAACATACTTTTCAGCAGTATCTAAATTCTCAAAATAAGGAAACTGATAAGAAACCGCTTCTTTTAAAAACTCTGTCAAGCCCCGCTTAAGCATTAGTTCGTAGCTTTCCCGATTGTTGTAATCTAATTTAATGAAATTCAACTTTTCTTCTAAAAATCTCTCATCAATTGAAAACACAGAGCGATCTTTAATCTCTTCCGGGTATATAATCTCTTTAAGTCGCTTGGAAATTCTTGAAATTTCTACTGCTATAAGATTTCTTATAGCAATGCAGAAATTAGTTTCTTGCGTTAGCTTTTCAACTTTATTGTGATGGTGCAAAAGAACTTTTGTGATGTCATACGCATCATTCACAATTAGCTTTTCACCATTGTTTGTTCCAGATATTGAAATCTTGGAAACATCAAGTTGCTTAAACCTTTCAGCCAAAGCATTTAAAAAATCCTCTTGCTGAAAAAGATTTTGCCGTTCTCTTTCTTTTAAATTCAAATTAGATAAAGAGCTTTTAGCATTTTCAAAGCTTTGATTGATTAGCTCAAATAATCTTATTATTGCCGGCCTATTAGGCGTCTCTCCGCGGAGAGAGGGATATTTTTTCCGAAAGCTATAATTTGCGTCTGCTATTGTTCCGTTATATCTAGGCGATATAATGGCGATAGTACCTACTGCTCTCGGATCTGGATTTCGATATCTAAAAACTTTTGATTTATCAGAGATTTTAAATTCTTCAAACGGGTTGTCGAAGTACCCTTCTTTTTCCGCTATCTTGTACAGATAATTGTTTTGTGTGATAGCTTCCCCTAATTGTTTTCTAGCTTTTTCTTGATCGATAAAAGCTTGACCGGATATTTTTTGTTTTATATCATCAATTTCTTTTTCAATCTTGTCGACAAACTCTGGTGCAAAATCAAAATATCTTATCTTTTTTAGAAACTCTTGCTTTTCAGGTTGTGTCAATCTTAAATAATCAAAACTTTTTTGCGATCCCAGTGCATCTTTGAAGATTAAATTTCTGAACATTTGAATGTAAATGAAATCTTTCATCATATCATCTACATCAACTTCTTCAAAATTAAACTGGGAAAAGACGTGAATTGACTTTAAAACAAAACTAGCCACCTGAAGCTTGAACTTCAACAAAAGGTCTAAATACCTTTCTCTTTCCAACTCTTCATCAATAATTTCATTTGCTGCTGGTTTGTAGTAATCAAAAATGTCAACCCCAGCAACAATTCTAGCTTCTTCTTTGAAGTTCACCAACTCTTTATATTTCAAAGAGCCGGATGGTGATGAAAACAATCTCCCACAGAAGCTTCCATCATCTGCCGGATAGTAAGGTGGAATAACATCATATGACGAAATCTTCGACGAATCAAAGGAATTGTTTGATGCGGCAACAGGAACTTTTCTAGAATAAACACTGTTGTAACAAATCTTTGCCAACTGATTATATGTCGTGTGCAATTCTCTTTTGTATTTTTCATCTCTCAAAGAGTTTGGATCATCTCTCCCTACCTTACCATAGTCAATACCAAGAGAGTTGTACAAGTAATTTGTAAATGAATTTCCTTCCTTGATATCATCTTTTTTCTGCTCTAGCATAACTTCATTTTTAAACCCGAAGGGAATTGGACTGTATGGTTTATTTTTATCATTGATTGCAATTAAGCTGCTAATTTCAGTAAACCGGCTCCTATTTCTTCTCTTTTTTTCAAACGGAGTGTAAGAGTAGGCATACTCCTTTCCATAGTATGGAACTTTTAAATCCGGATTGTAAAAATATCTTTTCGGATCTGCTCCTTTGTCGACCGCTTTAAACACATCAACATAATATAATAATGCTCTAGAGCTTTCTGCAAAGTTTCCATATTTCTTCAACACGGCGTATTCATATTGCCCATCGGATGATAATCCGATGCCAATCTCACCTTCGCTTAAAAGAATGTTCTTTTCCAACTGCGGATTGATTTGCTTGCTTATCTTAGAAATGCCTTTTTCATAAGACTTAATTAAAGAATTCTTTATCCTATTGATATCCTCTTGAGCAGCATCATCAGAACCAGTTAACTGCCTAAATATTGAATTTAAAAAAGGCTCTGCATCTTCGTTGTAGTTGAAATTAAAGTTATAATACTTTTTATAGCTATCTATTCCGTCTCTATAGTAGGTTTCATAACCATCCACAATCGAAAGCAAGTTTCTTTCTTTTCTTCTTTGTTCTTCTCTTTCCAAAAGCTTTTGGATTTCTTGCTGATTTGCTCTCATTTCTTTTGGGAAATAGGCAATCTCAATTGCCCTTGCTAAACCCTCTTTTTTATTTTTTATGTAATCTTTTCTAAGAGATTTAAGTTTGTTTTTATCCCTTTGAAAAACGCAAGGTCGCAATTTTCCAGCGTAACTGTCAGGGTCCAGACAAGGATCATCCCCAAGCGATGCAACTGCCACATCGGCACACAACTCCTCTCTTTCTGGTAAGATATTTCCTAAATATACAAAAAGGTTTTTAACTTTTTCTTCTGTGTTTAAATACAAAGCAATGTTTGGATAAAATGCTTCAATATAAAAGATAACAGACTCTACTACTTGCTCTTCTGCCGCTCCTTCAAACAGGGAGCAAATCTCAATCTTTGTTAAAAATGAAGAAAGATCTGCCAAAAGACCTATAAAATCATCCAAAGTATCCGAATCTAGCCCGAACTGTCTTCTTAATTCTTCTTTGAGTTCAGGGATATCATCAAAAGAGAACGTACCAACTTCATCTTCGTCACAGACATTGTTAACAATAACATCGATTGTCTTAGTTGCTGCTGTCACTATGATTGGAACAATTGCATTTAAAAATTGATTTCTTTTTCTATTGACGCGAACATCATTTATTGTTCTAATTGGAGCCATTCTTAAAGTTTTTTTAGAATTTGAATAATTGACAATATATTTGCTAGCAAAATCAAAACCCTCTTCTGTGATGCCCAAGGCTTTATCTGCTATATTCAAGCTTTCAGTTATAAGTTGATCTGTGTTTTTTATAAAATCATTAATTTCTTTCTGTTTTTGTTCAAAAACTTCTTTAATCTCACTGAAAGCAATGTTTTTTGTCAAACATCTGATGGCATCACCTGCCAAATTATCAATATTGAACTTTCTTACATAATCACCATAAAAAGCATTTACTTGTTTATAACCAGAAGAGGACATAACTTCTCTTGTGAAGTCTGATTTCAAATTTTTATAATTTGAAGTAAAGAAGTTGCCAACTTTTTGATTGTTATTTTTAAATCTTAAAGATGCTTTATAAAATTGATCAATATAGGTATTGATATAGTTGTTGATCTCATCTTTTTCTTGCCTTGCTATCTCTGCTGTTTTTAAAATTTTGTTATTTTGCTTTTTCTGGATCTTTTTAAGCTCTTTAATAGCTTTCTTTTCACCTCTCGTTTGAGCATCAATCTCGTCTAATTCATTATATGCATCTTTAATCTTTCTTTCTTTTTCTCTTTTTTGTCTTTCTTGGACTTTTTTAGACAAAAAATTATCTAGATATTTAATATATTCTCTGAAAATTGATCTGTCTGGGCCAGTAAGATTGTATGAGAAAGAACTCAAAGACTTCAAAAGCGAAATATACTTCGAAAGATCAGCTTCCTTTTCAAAAAGAGAGCGAACATATTCTTTGTTATTAGCAGGATCGCCAATAGTATTATATATTTTTCTCCAATCGGCCTCTTTACTGCTGTCTGTCAAATAATATACGAAGGAAGAAATCTTTTCAATATTATCTATTGCCAAGCGATCAAATTCTTGAAAACTGTAATTTGCCATTAGTTTGTCCCATTAAACCTTGAAAGCAAGAATGTCTCTTCTTTCGGATTTGTCCAGATTTGTTCCCAATTGGTTAGGTTATCAACTTGCTGTTCCAACCTTGTTCCTATATTTTCTATTTGTTTATTCAACCTTAACGACAAGTTAACAAAAGCCTCAATCGTCATAACACCGGGAGGCGTAGTTGGAGCACCCGGAGCGCTTGAAAAGTGGGTATGATTTGAAACTATCCTATTAAATGAAATTTGATAATTAACAAACTCTTGCAAAAGCCCATTTAATATTAGAACATTCTTATACATTTGATAATAACTTTGGAGAAAGTTCTTGCCTTTAACAAACGGCTGCACCTCTAAAACTCCCTTGTCTGCATTTTGAGCAATCAGTTGAATGCCTGCCGGTGTTTTATCACCTTTGTTGTATACACCCGTGACTAGCTTGATTCCTTCGTCGCCAACAATTCGAACCAAATCCGCTTTCATACCGATAGCGGGACGGCCTGTAATGCTAGGTGCTGTGTTAAAATTATCAGTCTTTACTATCCCAAAGTTTTGATCAATATCTGTCTTCTCTGATATATAAATCCTAGAAGCATCATACCGAAAGTTAGGGTCTGCAAACACTCTTCTTTCGGGGCCACCACCTTGTCTAATTGTTGTTTTAGCAAATTGAGATATCCTGCCTGCGACAATGTCAATTGTAGAAGATTTTTGATGTCCTAAGCCTCCATACCCTGATGTTAGCCCAGAGGGTCTATCTTTCCCTACCACTATTGAGGCATTAGAGTTCTTACTGTCTAGTATAATATCCCCATCTGCCTTGATATACTCTGGTTTTGGGACAAGCATTTGAGAGCCGCCCACACCTAGCATTCTAGCTTTTCGCAAACTTGGATTCAGATTATTCATCTCTTTTAACTGATCCGTACTCAAAGCATCTTTATCTGTATTTAATCTTTTTGCACCTTGTGAAGGTTTACTTGCGCTGATTGTCATTTTTATCTATCCCAAAATCCAAACTGATCTGCTAAAGCAAATGTGATTGGTATGCCAAAAACCACTACGTCTTTTCTGTGTTTTGCTCGTGTTCCTCTCTTGTTCAAAGAGTAAAAAGTTCTTGTTGCTAATTTTGTTTTATATTGGAAGAACATTGCTTCATATGTTTCTATTTTGTATTTAGTTCCTGATTTTTTAAATCCTTTGCCAGCCGACACAGCAACATGTCCATATTTTCCCCGACTACTATTTCTAACATAAAAAACACAAGCGCCGGGGGTGTATGCGAACTGCTCAATGGTGATATCCAAGCCAAAATTTAGTGCGTATAGGGTTTGAGAATGAGAACCCCTTCCGTATTCCCAAGCAACTTTATCATAAGTTTTTGGACTTCTTTTTGCGTCATAACTCCTTAACCCAAGAATAAAACCCAACTCAAAAGCAAGCCAAGCAGGAATTCCAGAGCAATCAAATGTACCATCTTTGAAAATACCTGTTCCATCAGTTGTCATTAAATTGGAATAGTTGTTGAAATATCCGTCTTTTGTAAAACCTTTTCCTGTCGCTTTTAAAATTCCAGAAATATTGTTAGGTTGCTTATATCTTCCGGGGTTTGTGTACTTTTGAACCCCGCCAAACATATAAGGATAAAACTTTCCACCACCAAAACCAGAGTCCATTATTGATCTAATTCTTTGCTCAAATTGTTTGTCTTTCCAAAGAGATTTATTTTTTGTCCTTGCGATCCTGTTCCGCATAGAAATAGCAGCTTCTCTTATTTTCTGGTTGCAAGGCTTGCAAGAATAATCAAAGTGTCTAATCTCTCCATCGTAATTAAAAATGTAAGAGTTAATCTGATCTCCTTTTCTAATGGAATTTTTTTCACAGTCATCACTGCTAGTTTTTAACGAGGAGAGCCTTGTTTTTTGTCTTGTTTTTTGCGCCAATGCACGAACGTCAACCGTTGTACTAAAAGACAAAGCGCCTTGCGCTCCGGGAGGAACACCAGTTCCAACAACAGAAACAACCCTACCTTGACTTGGGACACCTCCAACAACTGCATCGTACTTTATCTCAACAACATCGCCTTTGTTAAGCGGTGTCTTGGAAGGGTTGAAAACATAACTCTGTGAATCATTAAACTCAGAAGAAATCAAAAGAGCGGTGATCTTCTCTATTTGATCTTTTGAAAGATCTTTGTTTACCTCGATTTCTAGAGGATTTCTTTTGTTTGCGTGGATATCGTGAACATAAACGTGATAATATTCGGTTGCTTCTGCGCCGTCCCCATTAATATCTGGAGCTAACACAATAGCAGAATATCTGTTATTTGAGGAAATTATGCCCTTTGGTTTATAAACAGCTTCTCTGATGAACTTACGCATCTCAACAAATGCTTGATTGTCATCATAGTAAAGATCATTAAAACCTAGAGTGTCAAACTCAGAGCCTTTGTCATAAAAATCATCAGCCACAACAAGCCCCCTTATTTTTCGCTTTCCAACATATCATAAAGCTCTTCGGAGGAAAGATCGTCGTTTTCATGACGCAGCTTTTTTTCTTGGAGTGTCAAAACTTTGATCAACTGCTCGTTAGACCTTTGAAGTGCTTCAAAATACTTTGCAACAACCATACCTGCTCGGCTATGATTTTCTTCGTTCTTTTTCAAGTAAACCATTGCATCAATCAAAACAGAATTAATTGCTGCTCTGTCAGTTTTAACGTTATCAAGGACTTCTTCTAGCTTTTGATCGTAATCCATTTTAGAGTTCTCCGTTATCCCACCTTTGTTTAAAGTCTTTATACCTTCTTCTAATCTTGGTTAAGCTGGAAGTTAACTGCTTTGTGTTCATTCCAGTGATTTCTCGAAGGTATAGATAAATAGCTTTCTTATTAAAAATTGGGATTGAATCAATGTCTCGGAAAATAATCTCAATAGCTTTGACAAGTTGTTCTTCTTGCTCTTTTAGATCCATTTTTTTCCATTCTTGGATTTCTTTTTCTAAAAGGAGCATAAATTCAGAGGTTTCTCTTTTTTTATGATATTGATTTTCAACGATCAGTTGGTCTTTAACTTCATAAATATCTTCAATGACAATATGTTTTTTAAGTTTTTTCTTGTGCTTCTTGGTTTCGTGAATGAACCAGTTTTTGGTGATCACAGAAAAGTAAGAAAAAGCTTTGTGGCCCTTTTCAGGTTGGAACTTTTCTAAAATAGTGACCAACCAGACTTTGCACTCTTCTCGGAGAGAATCAATGTTGGGGAGGGTTGTGAATCGGTAGGTATAAACAATTTTATCAACCATTTCAGAGAAAACTGGCTTGATATCTTGCTTGTAAATGCGGCTTCGAACGTTGATATCTTCTGTATTGTTGTACTTTATGATTTGCTGTTCGTGAAACTTGGTAAAGTACATGTTCTCTTTTTTTCTTTTTCTACCTCTCTTCTTTGGTTGATTTTGTTGTTTGTTCGGCTGGGGCATATTCATCCTTTATATTTTCCTCTAATTCTTGCAGCAGTTCTTTTTCTTCTTCATACTCTTCCTCTTCATACAAGAGAGAATAAAAGTCTTCAAAGTTTTCTATCTTGTCTTTTAAATGCTTTGTATGCGTTATTAGAGCCTTTAAAGTTTCATCCCCATAGAACATTTCCATTGAATAAAGAGCTTTAAGGTGCTCTAAGAATTCCAACACCTCTTCTCTTAATTCAGCGACGTTCTCAGCAAAAAAGAAAAGTTTTCGAAGAAGGGCAACCACATAAAATGTTCCTCCTATAACTAGGAGAGTTAGCAAAGTTGCATAAATAGTTAACATTTATTTTTCCCATTCTTTTTGAAGATTTAATTTTTGCTGTTTGATTTCTTCTTTTGTCTCTTCAATGTGTTTTTTCACTAAATCTCCCGGTTTTCTACCTTTTTTGTCTTGAATTTTGATAAAATGCCTATGAAAAGAAGGCACTTTTTCTACCTGACATTCTTCTTGTTTACAGTCCGGATGTCTTTCAAGAGTTTCGCTCATTTGATGACGATACTCAAAAACAAATCCACAGATCTTGCAACAATAATCGTACTTAGGCATCCAATTCTTCCGTTTTTCCAACATTTGAAAATTCCTCCAAGGTTTTACCTTTTGGAGGATTACTAACGATCAAAAGTTCATTTTGATCTAGTTGGAAATCAAAATCTTGCAAAACTGGAACAATGTCTGATTGTTCCAAGATTGAATTTTGAAGAGCCAGCATCAAGGCTCCCATTGCTTGCGGTGATAATTTCATTTTACTTCTCCTTTTAATTTTTTAAGATCTTCTTCATACATCATAATTGCCAATTCATTAAATCTAACTTTTGGCTTCCATCCTAATTTCTTCTCTGCCTTGGTAGCATCGCCCAAAAGCAGAGGCACTTCGTGGGGTCTAAAAAGCCGCTCATCAACCTCTACATACTTTTTGGTGTCTAGACCCGCATATTCAAAAACAACGTCTAAAAACTGCCTTACAGTGTGTGTTTCACCTGTTGCAACAACATAGTCATCTGGCTGCTCTTGTTGTAGCATCATCCACATTGCTTCAACGTAATCCCCTGCGAAACCCCAATCTCTTTTTGCGTCTAGATTTCCTAGATATAGCTTTTGTTGCAAGCCCAATTTAATCCTTACTGCTGCCATTGTGATCTTTCTTGTCACAAAAGTTTCGCCTCTTCTAGGAGATTCATGGTTGAATAAAATCCCCGAAGAGAGATGGAGCCCATATGATTCTCTATAATTTCTAATCAAATTGTGAGCAAACACCTTTGCACAGGCATATGGTGATGCAGGCATCAAAGCCGTCTCTTCATTTTGTGGATTTTCAGGATTGTCCCCAAACATTTCTGAAGAGCTAGCCTGATAGAAACGGCACGTTGGGAGAACATTCTTAATCGCCTCTAGAATTCTCAAAGTTCCCATTGCCACTCCATCGACTGTATGTTCTGGAATATCAAAAGAAACTCGAACGTGAGATTGTGCTGCTAAATTATAGAACTCATCCGGCTTATATTTCATCAAAAGGCGATAAATGTTACCAACATCATTTAAATCAAAATATTCTAATTTAAAGTTTGGATGATCATAAATGTGATCCAATCTTTCTGTACAGATAATGGATGTTCTTCTCTTACATCCAACAACAAAATACCCCTTATCTAAAAGAAGCTCTACAAGATAAGAGCCATCTTGACCAGTCGCGCCAGTAATAATAGCTGTCTTATTGTTTTTCATAGTTTTTTTCATACCATTCATATGTTTTCATAACCCCTTCTTTAAAAGTGGTAAAGTTATAATCACCTACTACGCCTAGAAGACGCTTGTTATCTCCATCTTTTCTGAATTGTCCATCCAATTCATTATTAAACACAATATTAAAATCTCTATCCAATTGCTCAATTAAAAGATTAGCCAACTCTCTGATCGAATAATTCTCATTAGGAGCCACTATCAATGGGGAATCCCCTTTGTGCTTTTTTATTAAAACGGGAATAAGCTGAACCAAATCGTCAACATACAATTGTTGCCTCAAAGGCTTACCGGTCCCCCACAGTTCAATATTCTTTTTCATACCTGATTCAAAAACTTTTCGAATTAAATTCGGCACAAAATGACCACTCTCTAAATCAAAATTATCATCAGGCCCATATAGATTTGAGGGGCAAAAACAATTATAATTTACACCATACTGGCGTGAATATGATAATGACTGCACAAACAAGCTCCTCTTTGCATATCCATAAGAAAAGTTTGTTACAGCCGGTGGTCCTATTAACAGATCTTCTTCTGTAAATGGGTATTTGTCTAGCTTATCTGGGAAAGCACATGTGCTTAAAGAAGACAGAACCCTTCCCACCCCTGCACGATACGATTCTTCTAAAATATTGGTATTAATCATGGTGTTGGTATAATAAAAGTCTGCTTGTTTTTTATTATTTTCTTTTATTCCACCAACTTTACCAGCCAAATGAAGAACAACATCAGGTTTTATATCTAAAAGCATTTGCCGGCAATGATCTTTGACCGTCAAATCATAATCTTTAGAAGAAATATATGTCCAATTTTTCTGCTTTTTTTGCAATCTGGTTCCAACAAATCCTGAACCGCCAGTTACCAATACTTCCATTTATATTTCCACTATCTTTGTTAAGATTTTTGACAATCTAATTTTAGATTCGTGCTCTTTGCAGAATCTTTTGTATCCGTTATTTGCAATCTTTTCTGTTAATTTGGGGTTTTTTAACAGAAAAATAACTTTTTTATTGAACTCATCGACTGTTTCAAACGTTATGATTTCTTTATCGATTGTAAAAAACTCTTCGATTCCTTTATGATATTCAGTCACGACTAGCCCACCTGAAGCGGCTATTTCAAATATTCTTTGTTTCATTTGCGTTTTCCGCAAAGGATCATTATCGTTCCTGCTTAAATTAATTCCGATCTTTGTTCTACCGTGTGTGTTGAAAAGTTGCTCGTTTGTTAAACCAAAAAAGTTGCTAACCTCGATGTCAACATTATCAAAAAAATTCTTTCTTTGTTTGGTCATATTGCCTATGAAAGAAATGTCAATGTCTTTCTGTTCAAAGTCTACTCTTTTGATGTATTTGTTATTTATATGCCAGTTTCCTAAAAGTATATTATCATACCCTATTTGCTTATATTTCTCTAAATAAAGCGGCTCTGGAGTGGAGCAGCAAGTAAAAAAATTACACACTTTTTTGGAAAACGTTTCAAATCTCCAAGTATCATCGCAAAACCAATTGAATGTCTTGATTCTACCTCTCTTTGTTTCTCTTTTAATCTCTCTTGTTGGTTCATATGGGGCGATGTTGGCATCACCCGTCAAACAAGACCATATAACATCTGGCTTAAAGGATTCTATAACTTTAGAATAACTTACTTCATCTGGTTTGACCGTATCATAAAAATAAACATCGTGCCCTAACTCCTCTAATGCCGAGAAGAAATGGTAATAACCACCATCTAAAAAGCCTCTGTATGTTTTGTTTGTTGTAAGTAAAATTCTCATATATTAAAAAGCAAACTCTCTTTTGAAAAAGTCTCCACAATCACAGCATTCTTCAAAGAACTCTTTTGTCTCTTTATTAAACCAATCATTAATATAATGATTCATTGTGCCCATAAATACTGCATCAGTTTGAACTCCCAAGCCATCACAATAATGCCAAACTTTAATTTGCTTATTATCGCCGGTATACAACTTTTGATCTTTCACATAGAATTTATTAGTATGCTCTCCCCAAGGTTTTGTGTTCGGCTTGGCTACGATATTTCCTTTTGCGCGAGCATTGTATACAACCTCGCTAGTCTTGTATGGGCCATCAACAATTGAACACGAATAGTTATAATCTTCAGACCATACAACATAATTCAACCCAGCCTGCTCCACATACTCTGGGAATGATTTAGCAATTCTAACAATATCGACTATAGCAGAAGGATTATTGAAACAAACCACATCTGCATTAAGATGTGTTTCAGAATCTGGTGATAAAAACATATTACGATGTCTAGAATATAGCCTGTATGGATAATCCAACGTGGCTAATATATCATCTTCATCGTTATCAATAAATTCTGTCAATCTAGAACAAGTTATGGTATCTGCACCTAGGACGATGATTTTATCATACTTAAATCTCATCATAATTTCAGCAGCTAGCATATATTTGTATATGCCATGGCCAACTAATTTAAGTTTCTCTGTTGAACGATATTGTTCAGCATTTTCTTTGTTAACATGAATCAAATCAACATCCGGATGATATTTTTTAAAACTATCAACAGCGCATTTTCCTATTCTTTCGTACCTTTTGCCAAAAAAATAGATCAAACAAGCAATTTTTTTCTCTTGCTTTACCATCTCCAGTTGTTCCTTACTTCTTTTACAATCTCGACAATCTCTTCATCGAATTCCTTCAAGGGTTTCCATCCTAGTTCTTTCAATCTTGTGTCATCAATTGCATATCTAACATCTTGACCCTCTCTAACTTCTGAAAAGTCTACATGTTCTCTCCAATTCTCTTCCGAACCAAAGAAAGCTTTGATAATTTTCCTTACTGTATCCACATTTGCCTGCTCAAAGCCACCGGCAACGTTGTATACTTGATTAACTTCGCCTGATTCTACAATCTTAATAACAGCTTCTGCCGTATCCTCTACATGTAGCCAGTTCCTTACTGGAGTGCCTTCGTTGTGTAGTTTGATCTTTTTCTTTCGCATCAAATTCTTGACAGAAATCGGAATTAATTTCTCTGGATATTGGCCGGGGCCGTAGTTGTTTGTCGGTCTCAAGATAAGATACTTAATTCCATATGTTCGAGCCCACGCTGTGATCAGCATATCAGCAGCCGCTTTTGATGCTGAATATGGGTTACTTGGGTTCAAGATGGACTCTTCATTGTGCGCACCTTCTTCAATGTCTCCATACACCTCATCTGTGCTAATATGAAACAAAATCGGCCTATCATTACAGTTGTGAGGTTTCCTCCGAACCAGTTCTAGCAAGTTTTTAACACCAACAATGTTACTGGTAATAAACTCATCACTATCAATAATACTGTTTCCAACGTGAGACTCGGCTGCGAAGTTGATAACATAATCGCAATCATAAAGCGATTTCAAATCTTTGATATCTGAATTAATGAATTTAAAATTTGGATATTTATTGAATTCTTCCAGATAATCCGGATTGGCTGCATAGGTCAACTTATCCACTCCACACACTTCCCAGCCCATCTCAAGCACCTTTCTAGTGGTATGTGAGCCCATAAACCCCAAGCAGCCAGTAATATAAACTATTTTCATATCTATGCTCCCAATTCTTTAAAAAAGGCATCTACCTTTTCTTTAATATAATTCATTTTCTCTTCAGTCAAGCCAGAATAAGTTCCCAAAAACAAAGTGCTGGTTGTTGCCAAGTGAGCATTTGGAAATACTTTTTTAAGCTCTCCGTACTCTTTAGCCAAATGTCGATATCCGGGGTGATACATAACATTGCCGGTAAAGTAAGCTCTAGTTTGAACTTTTTGCTTTTCCATATATGTTTGGAATTGATGTCGACTAAAGGGCGCTCCTTCTTTGACAGTCAAAAGAAATCCAAACCAGCTAGGATCTGCTTTTTCTGTTGCCTTTGGTAGATGAAAATATTCTCCATATGGCTTGAAGATTTCATACAATCTTTCAAAGTTATCTTTTCTGTCTTGATGAAACTTTTCCAATTTCTTCAACTGCTCCAGCCCCATTGCGGCTTGAAGATCCAGTGGCTTAATGTTGTACCCAATCTCATCAAAAACATAACGATGATCATATGTAACTTCTGGCAAATCTGGAAACCAATTCTTAAATCGATCTCCGCAAGCAGTTGCACATGTGACATCTCCGGGAGACTTTTCATTGCAATAGCAAGCCCTACCCCAGTCTCTAAAACTAGCCAATCCCCTTCGAAGTTGGTTTTGGTTAGTCGCAACAAAACCACCCTCTCCCATCGTCATATGGTGGGCTGGAAAGAAAGAGCAAGTCGACATCAAACCAAAAGAGCCCAGCAACTTACCATCGTATGTTGAACCTAGAGCATCACAAGCATCCTCCAAAAACACTAGTTCATATTTTTCCACAAGGGCCATCAGTCTATCCATATCTGGTGGATTGCCTAGGACGTGAGCAAAAATAATTCCTTTAATTTCAGGATCTTCTTCTAGTTTTTTCTCCACTTGATCCAAATCCAGATTCAAATCAGGGAGCGTAACATCAACAAAAACTGGCTCATATCCATTCTGAATGATGGGGTTGAGAGTTGTTGGGAAACACACCACAGGAGTAATAAACTTACTACCACGAGGAAGATGGTATTTTGCCAATCTTTTATCTTTCGATGTTAGTGTGGACACCATCAGAAGGTTAGCAGAACTTCCAGAGTTTGTCAAAACTCCAAACTTCTTGCCAAGCTCTTTTGCAAATTCTAATTCAAACTTTCTTGCATTCTCGCCATAAATGAGCCAACCGCTCAAGAGAGTTCTGATTGCTTCTTTGTATTCGCGTTCATCCAAAACTGGTCCTGAATATTTAACCCAATCGCCCTCTTTCCAGTCATTTTCTTCTTTGTTCTTTTGTTTAACATACTCACTAACCAAGTTTAAAATCTCATTAAGAAGCTGTTTTTGCATATTTTTTAATCTCCCGATAATACTCTTTAATTGCTTCGTCAAAACCTATGAATTCTAATCCCAAAGAGCCTAGCCTTGCGCCGTTTCCAGAATAGCTATTATCCATTTCCTCATCCAACAAGGAAATATCTACATCGTGGTTGTCTAGGTTGTTGATCTTGTTTGCCACATCCAATAAAGTTTGTTTTTCCATATAACAAGCATTAAATTGCTTAAATTTATGACCACCTTCGGACATCAAGCGATCTATAATTCTATACAAATCCTTCACATAGAAAAAATCCATCTCTTTGTTCTTGTGTACTATTATACCACACTTTTCAATATATTTTAAGATAGAATTTTTAATCATTCTTTGAGGTTCTTCGTTCACTCCAAAGCAATTAAAAATACGAATATTGTATATGTTGTCGTTTATATTGATAACGCTTTTTGTTATTTCTTGCTTTGCTCTTCCATAATGATTAAGAGGTTCTTTATTATCAAACTTTTCTTCATCTACGTTTTCAATGTTTTCTTCTTTGCAATATTCCGCTCCGGAACCAAAAACAATCATCAACTTGAACTTATCTCTATGTTTTTTCAAGTTTTCATACATTTTCAAATTTTCATAGAAATATCTTTCTTCGTTTTTATGAATTCTTTTTCCGCCGGAAGCCGCCGTATGTACCACGTAGTCAACTTTATTAGCTTGAAAAAAGTTGTCTACCTCGGTCTCATCTAAAACATCCAAAGTAGCTCTATTTGTAGAAATAACTTTATATTTTTTCTCCAATTCTGGAATGATGCTTTTTGCAATAAAACCATTTGCACCGGTGACAAGCACGGTATTATTCATTTTACTTTCCTACTCATCTTTTAAGGTTCAAATAATAGGGGCCTTTGTTGTACAGCATATCACGAAAAGATTCTTCTAATTCTTTTTCACTCTTTGGGTGGTTAGTCTCTATATTCTTAAAGCACTTCATAATTTTCACATCGTCCTCTGCCCAGTGAGAAAATCCCAAGTATCCATAATCCTTTCCTCGGCCTCCGCCCACTAACTTGACAGGCACTTTTTCATGATCTACATAATTTCGTATAAATTCGAATGGCCGATACAGCAAAAATGGAGTAATCGAATAAACAACTGGAATTTTTCCTTCCATCGCCATTCCACTAGCCATCCCCATCATAAATTGTTCCGCTGCTCCGACATTATGAAAACGGTCTTCGTAATCAATCTTGATCCGATCCCACAATCCATAACCAAGGTCTCCCGTGATCAGAACAATATCTTTATTTTGCCCCATTTCTCTATGAAGCAGTTCACTAAAGTATCTTCTCATTCGAACCTCTCCTTTGCGGATTGATAATCTTCTTCGCTCATAATGTGATAATGTGCGTTCAATCCGGATAGAAATGGATATTCACCAACATCGGTATAGTGAATCTGAATGTCCGGAAGGAAAGTTTTAAGTCTTTCAACTAATTTTCTAGAATCAACGCATTTATAACCAGCATACCCATTAACATTTACGTGTACTGTTATATTCTTGATGTTCTTCTCTTCAATGTACCTCAAGGACTCCCAAATAGACCCTTCATATGCTTCTCCATCGCTTACCAAACAATGAATGTGGATGTCTTTATTCGCCAAGGCTCTGCCTACAGCCACCGTCAACCCCATTCCCAAACTTCCTGTCGAGCAATAGATAAAATCACTCTCACATCGATGTGGGTGGCCTCCGTGTTTTTTAAACAACTTTTCTGCATCTAGATCGTGATATTTTTCCAGAACAACATACAAAGCCAAAGCTGCGTGTCCGGATGACAAAATAAAAATATCTGTCTTTTTCTTTTCTTTATAGATTTCATCAATGATACCAACACTTGAGAAGTAACTTCCCAAATGCGATAGATTGTTTTTATATGCTATTTCTAGAATTCTTTTTTTTAGATTCTCCACTTTTCCCTCCAAAATCTCTGGATTTTCTTGTCATAATTCGTTTGTTGTTTTTTCATCTTCCAAGTTGCCTGTTCCGGGTGCCAACGATAATTGAACCCAAGCCAAGAACTCACAGGGAAAATGAATTCTCCTTTATCAACCAACTGGCAATAAAAATCATAATCTGCGGCTCCTCCATATTGGCTTGGTTTTGTCTTTGTCTCTAATAAAACATCTTTCTTGTACAAAACCGTTGGGGTGTTGACCACGCATCTCTTCACCAACTCCTGTTTAAGTTGTTCTTTGTTATTGTAAAAATAAGATACGAACCCAACATCTCCCTCTTCTTGCCCCTTGATGCCTCTAATTGGGCTTTGAAGCACCCTTATTTTATCCGGCACCTTCATTACAATGCTCATACAATTTGAAATAAAATTGTTCTCCAAAAAGTCATCAGAACCCATAATCAAAATGTACTCACCGGTAGACATTCTAATACCTTCTTCTCTAGCCTCATCCCAACAATGTGGGTATATGTTCGGAGCAGAAGACATAATAAGCTTATCACTTTGGATCTTGCTAACAATATCAACGCTACTGTCTGTACTTTCATTGTCAACAAAGATAACTTCTACGTTGTCGTAATCTTGATCCAAAGCAGTTCTAACACTCTGTTCAATCCATTTTTCAGAATTATAACAAGGTATTACGATTGTAACTTTCGGTTTGTTATCCAAAGCTCAACATCTCCTCAACTCTTTTAATATAAGTGTGGTTTTTTAATACATTATTTCTATTATAATTTTTCATTTCTTTAATTTGTTCTTTGTCTTTCAGCAGTAAATCGCCTACAATCTGAACCATTTCTTTGGGATCTTTTGCCAGTTGTACATTGGGAAAGATTGTATTAACTTGTCTTACAGAGTCTGACACTAAAATACCAGTTAACCCAAGAGATTTAAATGTTCTTTCGTTTGTATCCAAACCCAGCATTTGTTGATATGCATCGTGAATGTTAATTGCAATCTTACTACTAGATAAGATCAGATTCTCTTTCTCGTGAGAGATATTACGATTGATAAAAAATCCACACTTAAGATTGCTATTTTTAAACTCTCCTAGATAATCTAATAAAATCTTTCTTTTTTCATTGAAGCCGTTGTTTGCCCAAGTGCCAATAAAACAGCAATCAAAGTTGTATTTATCGTCTTCTTCAATCTGATATGAGATAGAGTCAAAAGCCAATGGAAGCTTTTTAATCCCTTTCCATTTTGTATGGTATTCAAAACTGTCTGCCCAGTGCCATAGAACAACATTGTCCAAAACATTAAGCTCTTTAATTGTATCGTCTGGGCACAATGATACAAAATTGGGATGCGTTCCCCACTTCATTGGAAATGTGTTTGGCTGGACGTATACGTAAGCCTTTATTGCTTTTTTAACAACGTGAATGTTTGTGGAGTTGATTTCTGCATCCACTGCCATCAAATAAAAACCTTCATCATTTGAAATATCTAAAAGGTTTTTATAATTCACAACTTCATAACCTAGTGCCTCCCAAGCTTTGAAGTAGCCGCGATAAATGTATTTTCCAGCGTTTTCTTCGTGAGATTTAATATATACTTTTCTCATTCAAACACCTCAATAATCAACTTTGGAATGCTTTCTCTCATTTTATACATTTCTTCCAATAAGGGCTCTCCCTTCAAGGAAAACCATTCTTCAGATGTAGCTCCAACTTTCTTGTTTGTTACAACTTTACAGTTCATTGCTTTAGCTTCCACGCAAACCCTATTTAATGTCTCAACAACTCCGGGAAAGAAGACCAGCCCTTCATTTTTAGATAATTCAGTTAAAAACTGCTGTCTAGGCATTTTTGATATCAGCTTAAATGGAATCTGCTTATGCCGGCAGTATTTAATACAAATATTTGTGTTTTTTATTGGATTGATGGAATTTATAATTGAATAAAAATTACTTTTTTTGTTTTCTGAAAGCTTTCTCATCAATTTCAGATCCTCTTCGGACCACAAATTGCCAGATAAACTTATAGCATTTATTTTCTTTAAGTTTTTGTTAATAATTTCTGCGTGTAACAAAGATTGACATAAAATGGCTTTTGCATTTTGATAAAAACCTATATTTATTAATTCTTGTTTTTTGCATATATAATCTTCACACTTGGAGGGGTCTCTATTGATTAGGTATTTGTGATCGTGTTCGTATATCGCATAATTTAACCCTGATTGAATGAACTTTTTACACTCTTCTTTTAAGAATATAAAATTGGAAATAATAAAGTTATTTCCAATATTTTCTTTTAAAAATCTCAAATCAACTTCAGAAGTGTTCTTTTTCTTTACTTTATAGCCTTTATTGGATAATATTTTTAAAAGCTCATAATCATTCAGTTCACCTCCGCCGATCACACCCTGCTCTAAAAAGAAGTCGGACAAAAAGATATACATTAATCATAAACCTCTTCTCCCAAAGAGGCTAGCCACGAATCAACATCAAAATCTTTCTCCTTCACGCTTTCCAAAACTTTTTGATATTTGCTATCTGCTTCAAACTCTTTCAAAAGCCACTTTCTTAATCTCTTCGCTTTGGCGTGATAAATGCCATACATTTTCACGACATCTCGCAGTCGTGAAACATAAGAAAACCTTTTTGGGAAAGCCCAAAGAGAGTCCCTAATCAAAACTGGCTCCCAGACAGCCTCTTCTTGGACTGGTTTGAGATCATAATCGACCTTCAAGAAATGAGCTTTTTTCTTTCCCTTATCATCTGGGGCATAAAGAAAATCAACCACGCCGCCCCAATCAGGGGCAATTACTGGAAGTCCATAGTAAGCCGCTTCAAAAACAGGAAGGCCGAACCCTTCACCATGAGCCAAATTGATAAAGCATTTAACTTTTTGATGCTGATAAAGGGCTGAGAGTTCCTCTTCTGTCATGTCTCCGTGTAGGTAATAAACAGAACATTCTCGGTCTTCAAAGTCTTTAAGAATGTGATTGATTCTTTGCTCAAACTTTTCTCGATCCATCACACAGTTCTTGGCAAAGTTTCCTTTTAGAATTAGGCCATAAGGTTTGTCCTGAAATTCTTCAAGCCACCAACGAACAGTGTTTTCCAAGTTCTTTCTTGGGGACCATTGAGCATTGCAAAGAAAGTTGAAATCATGCTTGAAATCAAGTTCCAAAAACTCTGGACAAGGAGCAACTTTACGAACTGGATAATGCGTCACTTCCACAGGAGTTTCATTTCTAAAAACGATCTCTTGTCCAGTTTGTGGATGCTGAAATTTATAAACTGTGTTATCAAAAGCATATTTTGTATGTTCTGAAACAACCAGAATCTTGTCCATCAGGTTGCTTTTTTCAACCCATTGCGGGGACATTTTAGTTGTTTCTGTTCCGGCTGTACAGCCAATGTTAACGGCAGCTAGCTTCTCCCATTCTTGCGGGATGGTAACTTGAAGCGAAACATCAAAATGAACTTGTTGCCCTGCTTTTTTAGCACCTTCAAGTGTCAAAACAGTTTTTTTGATTGCTTCATCAATAAACTGCCTTTCTTCATTGTCTTCCCAGATCCAGCCGGTTTCGCCCCAGCGAATATTCAAGATATAAATGTCGAAAAGCTCTTCTCTACTCCGCAAAGCACGGAGAACAAAACGAGCGTGTTCTCCATATCCAGAGCGACTCAACATTGGAGCTTTAATCAAAACCTTCTTTTTCATTAAATAACCTCTATTTTTTAATAACTAAAACTTGACCTTTATAGTAAACATTGCATGGAGTTTTAGAATTTTTTGAAAATTCATTCCATTTTTCAACAACTTCGCTATAAGTTCCTTTTTTAATCAACTTGATAGGAAACACTTCATTACCCAAGGAAGAAACTTGCCACAATTCATAACTCCCGCTAGTCATTTCAAACAACCTCTTTCAAAACCCAAGTTTTATGATTTTTTCTATTTTCCCAAGAACCGTGCTTTTCCACTGTTTTATCGATCAGATCAACCCACGTTTCACAAAACTTTTCATAATTGTAGTTTTCTTGAACATGCTCCATTCCCATTTGGGACATTGCTTCAAATTCAGGATCTTTGTTTTTCCAAAGCTCATACATATCACGCAAAGCATTAACAACATCTTCTTGATTTAGGCGGTCTTCATAGATGTAAGGTACTGGTTGTGAGCCAATAACAGACTTTGAACAAGGGAACAAACCCATTCCAAACCAATCTGTGCCATTTGTTACCTGCTCTTGAAGTCCTCCAGTCATATTCACGATGATTGGTGTCCCACAAGAAAGAGATTCCAAAGTAGCCAATCCAAACCCTTCTGCATCTGAAATGTTCACGGTGCAGTCAACGGCATTGTATACCTTTCCAAGAGTTGGAATATCCAACTTTGTTGTTGAAAAGATCACCTCTCCATTGACAAGACCCAATTCGTGAATAATCGCTTCAAGATCTTGACCGTGCGGGTCTTTTGGTTCAGTGTGCATCATCAAGATTGCTTTGTCATGACCCACTTCATTCAAAAATTCTTTGAAACACCAAAGAAGGTATCCAGATTGCTTTCTTCTTGCATTTCTGTTATTCCAGAAAAAGACCATCTTTTCATTTCCTTCTTTATCAAGAAGGTTGTCTTTGAAGATTTTCTTTCTGTGTTCTTTGATCTCTGCCTCTGGAAGCTTTTTGAAAGCCGTAGAGTCTACAGCATGGGGGATGTAATGACACTCCACATCAGAAAGAGTTCTTACAATGTCGTCTGTGACCTTTGAAATCGTAGCAATAACATCATTTGAATCATAATACTTTTTGTTGTATTTTGGATAAGGGTAGTTGTCCCAGACGTGGTAGTAAACCATCGGCATAAGTGGTCTGATTTCGTTTTCAATTTCCCACAGCCAACCATAAAATCTGGGATCTGTCATAAACCAAAGAAGATCTGGTTTTTCATTTCTGATAATAGACCTGATTGAATCTTGATCTCCATATCCATCAACAGGATAAATAATAAGATCGTCTCCCCACTCTTCTGTTTTTTGAGGAGTATAGTTCTCGTGCTTAATAGCACCTGCTAAAGCTCGGATCTCATATCTTCCAGTCTTAAGAAGAGCTTCAATAACATATTTTGTTTGAGTTCCTACTCCAGAAGGAGAATAAGGATGATCAGAAATGGTTAAGATCTTTGTTTTCTTCATATTAAAACCTTATTTGAAATATTAATTTATAGCTTAAAAAGAATATCTTTAAAATTCTTAAAAAAGATTATAACATACATTTTTATATTTTTTAACCTAATTTGAAAAATAATTTAATTTATTTTTTTATTGAAATAATAAGATCTTTATGTTATACTGTTTAAAGCTTAAAAAGAAAAAGGAAATATTAGTATGAATTATTGGGATGAATTTGAAAAACTTAAAACAAAAAGACCTTATAAGTCTTATTCTATCATAAATGAATTAAAAAGTCAAGGAAAAATAGATAATAATTTTCTTTCTAAGATAGATCAAATAACATTAGAAGATCTTATAGCAATAAAGCTGGAATCAGCTACCATAGCAGCAGGAGGAAAGCTATATGGTTTGAGGATCTTTTACAACATAGACAAAATAATTAAAGAAGCAATAGTAAAAACGGCTATTTCAGCCGCTGTAGATATAAGAGGGGCAGCGTCTTTCCTAGGTGTAACAACAGAAAGATTCGGAGAGCTTTTAACTAGATTTGATTTAAGACAGAAGAATAAGTGATTATTTATACATTGCAGAGCGAATGGCTGAAAGAGGCACACCAAAGCTGATATGATGGAACCTTCTATGAACAGAAGAAACAATGCCGATCACCTCTCCGCATTTATTCAGGATCGGAGAACCAGATGAACCACCAATCACAGGAATCGTGTAAACAGCCATTAAAGATTTATATCCTTTGATAGGCACAATCTTTTTACCCAGATAACGCCCTTCATATAGCCCTAGAACGTTTCCTGAAAAGAAACCTAGGGGTGAGGCTGTATTATAAACTTTCTCGCCTTTTTGGGGCATTTCCGTGGCGATCCTGTAAGTAGGCAGGTCTTCGACCAACTTGACTCTTACAATGCCCAGATCAGCTTTTTTCACCATTTTGAAGCCAACGATCTTGTGTTTTCTTTTGTGCCAATCGATCAAGTAGGAATGGTCATTAGACACAGAGATCTTGTATTTCATTGCACTTAACATTCTTCTGTGCATTGGATGTACCGGATCAAGGTATATGTTGTGAGCAGCAGTCAAAGCATAACTCCACTTACCTTCTTTGTGGACATGGAAAGCTGAACCTTCATATCTTACTTGTCTAGACCTGCAAGCAATGTGAAATCTTTCTGGCTTACAGATTTGAATTGTTGCTACTCGAACAAATTTGAAAAAGGCTCTTTGTTTGAATGGGTTTTTCTTTGCGAACGAGCGGAAATAAGTGAGGTGGGAACATCCAGCAAAATGGAAGCAGAGAGGGATAAAAAAAAGATAAAAGTAAATTAAACGTTTCCTCATTGCTTTTCCTCGCAAATTAGGGTTACAATTTTAACTAGTTTTCTAATTTGTTTAAAGTATCAAAACTATTTAATCATAGAGTTTTAACTCTAAACCACTGCAAGGAAAGCATTATGAGAAAGAAAACTTACATCCTAGATACTTCAGTTTATCTCACAGACGCAAACTCAATCAAAGAATTCAAAAAGAACGACATTATCATCCCCCTGAAGGTTCTAGAGGAAATCGATAAACACAAAACAAGACAAGACGGAGTTGGAGCACAGGCAAGACAGATTATCAGAATTTTAGATGAGTTAAGAACAAAAGGTTCACTTCAAAAAGGTGTTCGAATTGAAAAAGGAAAAGGCTTAATTTATACCAAAGGGTATAATATCGAGTATCTTCCAGAAGGCTTTGACCCTAAACACCCCGACAATCAGATTATCTGCGTAGCTCTCACCGAAAAAAGAGAAAATCCCAAAAAGAAAGTTGTTGTTGTTTCTCGTGATATCAATATGCGAGTTAAATGTGACGCTATTGGTATTGAATGTGAAGAATACGTTGCCTCCAAGGTTGTAAAAGACTCTTCCGAGCTTTACACCGGCCTAAAGCAAATCCTTGTAGATGAAGAGATTGTGGATCAGTTTTATGCAAAGAAAGATGTCTTTGTTGAAAAAGAAGAGCACAATCTCCATCCAAACCAGTTTGTGATGCTGGTTTCCTCTTCAAATGAAAAGAAGACTGCGTTAGCGCGCTTTTTAAGCCATTCTATGCCCCTTAAACACATTTTTGATAGCAAGGGTCACGAATGGTTAATCAAGCCCCGTAATAAGGAGCAGAGGTTCTCTATTGACCTTCTAATGAACCCTGACGTTCCTGTGGTTACTTTGATTGGGAAAGCAGGGTCTGGTAAGACGCTTGCTGCTATTTCTGCTGGGATGGAGCAGGTCTTAAACACAGAAAGGTACAAAACCCTTGTTGTTTCCAGACCCGTTCAGCCTCTTGGAAAGGACATTGGCTTTCTTCCGGGCTCAATGGAAGAGAAAATGAGACCATGGTTAGCTCCGATCAGAGACAACTTGCAGTATCTTATGGGCAATGATAAGATTCTAATGGAAGAATACCTTTCAAACGGCTTGATTGAAGTAGAGGCTCTCACTTACATAAGGGGTCGTTCTATTTCTGATGCTTATATTATTATTGATGAAGCTCAAAACTTGTCTAGACATGAGTTGAAAACGATCATCACTCGTGTGGGTGAGAACACAAAGATTGTTCTAACAGGAGATATTGAGCAGATTGACAATGCTTACATTGATGAAACAACCAACGGGCTGACATATGCAGTTGAAAGTTTCAAAGAAACTGAATTAGCTGGTCATATCACCCTACAAAAAGGCGAAAGATCGAAAGTCGCCAGTTTAGCAGCGAGGATTTTGTAAATGTCAAAAGAAGAGTATATCCAATTTGGTTGGGGCAAGTTTATTAGAGAAAGTCTGAGAAACGAAGATTCTCAAGATGAAGGCGCTGGCTTTTTTATTTACTGCCCTCAAAAAGATAGCGTCTTGCTCCTAAGAAGGGCAGATGGTTCTGAAACAGGCCATCTTGCTTCTCCCGGCGGACACGCCAAAGTAGGCGAAAAACCAGAGAAAACAGCACAAAGAGAAACCCTAGAGGAAATTGGAAAAGATCTTTCTGGTCGTGATTATATGGACAAGTTTGTCAATGAAAGGGACGACTTTAAATATACCACTTTCTTGGTTGAAGTTGTTGATGAGTTTGAGCCTAGGCTGAACTCCGAGCACGATGCTTGGTGCTGGGTAGATCTGGACGAGATCAAAATGTGCATTAAAAAAGATTGCAAACTTAAGTCTTCCAAGTTTAAATTTCCCGGAAGCAGAAAAAGAAGCGTAAATGCCCCAATTCACTTTGGAATAAAAAATTGCATAAAACACTTTAAATTGTAATCAAACTGTGTTATAATGTAAAAAAGAAAACGAGGTGTAAAATGGATTTAAAACAATATTTGATTGATTATGCTGGAGAGAAGCTCCTCCTCGATAAGGAAACAGAAGAAGTAACAGTTGAAAACATTGTTGAAGTTGTTGCTGATGAGTTTCCTGAATTTGTTATTGCTATTGCGGAAGAGAACTTTTTTCGAGGATATGAACAAGCAGCACAAGATTTTGACTTTGCAAAGGAATTTATTGAAAATGAGCGTGAGGCAACTTTTAATGGAACGACACAAAACAAATAACTATTCAAACAAAAGAATGAAAGAATATTCTATCCACGGAGTTCCTTTCGTTATTGTTCACGAACCTGACTATTCAAAGGTGAACCCTGAAGAAGTCATTCAAAGGGTAGAAGACATGATCCCTGCGCGACTGGTTGATGGTTTGGATGGTTTTTATATGGCTCATCTAAAAGAATTTGATGAGTTGAACAGAAACGCAGTGTTCAAAGACAACACAATCTACATTACAAACGAGCAAGATGACTTTAAAGATATGTTGGATGATATTGTTCATGAACTGGCTCACTTCACTGAAGTGAAGTTTCAAGATCATATCTATGGCGATGGAGAGATCCGAGATCACTTTATCAACAAAAGATACAATCTTTACAACAATTTGACAAGCGCTGGCTACGACTGTGACAAGAAAGCTTTCTTGAAGGTGGATTTCAATCCAAACTTGGATGTGTTTTTCCACGAAGAGGTTGGATATTCTAAATTGAGGGGTCACTTGGGAGGCTTTCCCTCCCCTTATTCAACGGCTTCCTTGAGGGAGTATTATGCGGTTGTTTTCACTGATTATTTTTGTTATGATAGGGAAGAAGTTTGCAGGAAATGTCCAGAGGTTTGTGATAAGATCCATTCTTTGTTGAATTAAAGTTCCAACTCCAATTCTTCCTCTTCACCGCCTTCTGGCCCCTCCTCTCCCAGATCAAGTTCAATTTCCTCTTCACCGCCTTCTTCAGGTCCGGTTAACTCAATATTATCTGAAGCGGTTGCAATTTCTGCACCAGCTTCTTTTTCGCCCGTCGCTTGCTTCAAGACATCTTGAAAGAAGTCTTGCGAGATTGAAACTTCAGAGTTGAAGTATTTGTTCTCTAGGCGATCAAAGTGAAGAGCGATATTGGTGAACAAAAAGTCCAAGAATTCAACTTGAGGTTCATCTTTTCCGGGACTTTCTCTTTTGAAAACTTCCAATTCTTCCGGTGTCATTTGAAGGTCTTTCAAAGCATTCTCGATGGTTGCTTTTTGGGTAGAGATGAACCGATAAGCTGCTTTTCGACCAATTGAGTTCTCGCCAGAGATAGGTTCTGGAAAGTCATCTTCCGGGCCACGGTCAGTAACCCGACCGGTTGTCAAGCTGTCTGATGCTGCTAGTTCATCTTCTTCTACTTCTTTTTCGGTTTTTGGTAACCCTTCAGCATCCAAAGTGATTTTGATATCTTCTTGCTCCATGAGGGGTTTTTGATCTTTCTGTAAGAAAGATTCTTTTCTTCTCTCAAATCGAGAAATAAGTCCATCCAAAGACATTTCAGGTGCAATCTCGTCGTAAAGACCTTGAATAACGTGCTTGATAAAAGACCTACGCTCTGCCGCTGTAGAAAGCGCGCTATACTCTGGTTCCAACTGGGAACCGCCCACTTTCCCGGGAATGATCATTTTCAGAACTTTTTCAAGATAGTTGATAGCAGTCGATCTTTCTCCTGCTTTCATTTCTTCTTGTTCCATAAGTGTTTTGTATTTCTTTACAACCAAAGCTTGAACAATCTGTCGAAACTTTGCTTCTTCTATTCTTTTTTGCTCTTTCACGGTTTTTATCCCTTTGTTAATGAGTTTTTTCAATTCTTTTTTCTTTTCATCATCTTCGTCCTTTTTAAAAGGACGACCAGAATGCCCAGCAACATTTCCAGCGGCCATTGAAGAGGCTTCTTCAAGTCTTTCAGTGTCATAGATTTCTATAAAACGATCAACATCAATGTTATCCGGAATCATTGTTTTAATAGCTTCTTTGTCTCTAGAACTAATCGCATTTCGAAGCTTTGTGGCGCTGACTGGAGTAGCATCTGGACCCACACAAGGTTGTGTTTCGCAAGGCGAGATAACATCGACCGAAAAGCCTTCCGGAAGTTTGTCCGGGTTTTTAACTTCAAAATAGTTTTTAAACTCTTCGATTCTTCTTGCATCGGCGTCTTTTGAGCCAGCACCCATTGTGAAAGCTAAATCTTTGTAAGCTTCCCTTCTTTCATCACTGATCAAAAACTCATAAGCAGCCATAATGGGAGAGTTGTAATCAGTCTCCAACACTTCTACTTTCCCATCTAAATTATAAAGATCAAAAACTTTCATTGATTGTTCTCTAGAAAACCCTTCTCTAGCCTTGGGGCCGATCAGGACCAAAATCTTCTCAACATCGGGCAGACTAGCATAGTAGTCAATCATTGCTTTGTGAGCTTTGGTAGGTGGCTTGAAACCGCCGGGAAGGAGAACCAGCTTTTTATTTTCTTTCAAAAGGTTTTGC